ATGCTGCCGAGGTCAGAATACCGGCCTCGACATAGCCGGTCATATAAAAGAGATTCAAACCCCGTAATCCTGCGATGGATTGCGGGGTTTTTCCATTCGACAGGATTTTGCATTTTCCATTCTGCTCCGTCAGATGGTGACGGAATACGACAGGCGCAGCTTACCGCTGTACGGTGGGCGCTCTTTTTTACAAATAAGGCGCAGGACAAGCCTGCCGTCGGACCTGTACGGTGTAGATCACCGCCCCTCTGATTTCGATTTGCCCATTAACCCACTCAAAAATCGAAATTGGAGGATTACCATGAAAGAAATCAATCTGCGGGAATTTTACCCGGAAATATATAAAACGGATCTGTTTATCAGCCTGCCCGATGAGGTTGTAGATGTGCTGGTAGAATATCAGCGAAAAGAAGTGGCATATCGCCGCCGTACATACCGGCATAAGGCATTTCTTTCTCTTGATTATGGGGATGATATTGAACGCGAAGCTGTTCTTTTTACCCCAACGCTGCAGGAGATCGTAGAAAGGCACCTGGAGGAAGAACGGCTGTACCAGGCGATTTCTTCATTGCCGGAGAAACAACGCCAGCGTGTGTACGCTCATTATATTCTCGGCATTACCTTGATGGATATTGCCAAGATGGAAGGTGTTTCTCTCCATGCTGTCCATGAAAGTATTCGGCGCGGACTTCGGCGTCTGGAAAAAATTTTAGAAGAAAATTTCTAAACCCCCTATAAATGTACCCCCGAAAATGTCACGACTTATAGAAGGACAATTTTTTGGGACAATGCCATTTCGGTGAGTGAGAACCTTCAACGGTGCCACACCCACCTGTATATGCAGACAAGCTCCCAATCCTTCATTTGGACCTTGAAAACTGCATATACGGTGCCATAGGTACTTTCCCTGTATTCCGAGCGGCAAATGGAGCGGCGCGATGACAGGCGGCTTTAAGGAGGTGATGAAGCCCAGCCGTCCGAGCGATCTACGCTATCCATTGATCTGGCTGTGGCAGGCCAGACGCGATGACTGATACAGGGTATAATGATACTTTCTCACGACCCGTCAAAGACTTGGGGGGAGTCCCTTCTGTGTTCGTTAGCTCTGGCGAAGCGACGGCACAAGCAGGGCTATGATGCGGTAAAGCTGGCCGCAGCCTGTGGCATCCCCGGCCCGGAAAAGGGCCTGCCGGGGGGCGTGGCAAATACGGCAAGCTACTAAGAAAACATCCATGCCGTTGTTTTGATTTTCGAGCAGCGGCATGGATTCTTATAAAATCGAAATCAGATACCATGAGGCCGGGCCGCTCTTTTTGTGTGTCCGGCCTTATTCATGTGATTTTGATGATTCAGTATGAAAGGAAAGGAGCTGCTGTTATGAATCCCACACCGGCATATACGGTCATTCAAACACCGGAGGCAGATAAACTTGCCGACATCCGGGATGTATCTGTTAATAAGGATTTGCCGCGAGAAGAAAGGATTGCCGAGTTTATTCGGCAGATCCGGGACCCGTATCATTTCAAATGCGGCAGATTTGTTGTCCGGGCAAGTTTTTCCCAGGAAGGTGCCACCCTGGAGGAATGTCTGCGCGGAATCCTTCGCTGAAATTTGCTGATTTTTTTCATTTTGGGGGCTGATTTTTCCCGCATGGAGCGTTATAATAAACATGGAAAAGGAATTGAATACCGATAAGCAGACTGCACTCCTTGAATTGCGGGGATTTTTCCGTGATGAAAGGAGTGTTTTTCTATGCAGGTTTATAAGGCTGCCAAATATATCCGCTTATCTTATACGGATGACAAATCAAATGAAAGCAACAGTGTCGGCAATCAACGAAAGCTGATCGAAGATTTCGTGAGCCGTCACCCGGAAATCGAGCTGGTCTCTGAAAAGGTAGACGATGGGTACAGCGGGGTTATCTTTGACCGTCCGGCTTTTAAGGAAATGATGGATGACATCATGGAAGGAAAGATCAACTGCGTCATTGTCAAAGACCTTTCCCGTCTTGGCCGTGAGTATATTGAGACTGGCCGCTATATGCGCCGTGTCTTTCCGGCCTATGGCGTGAGGTTTATTGCCATCAATGACAATATTGATACTCTCAATGAGAGCACAGGCGATGACCTGACTGTATCAGTAAAGAACATTATGAATGAAGCCTATGCACGGGATATTTCCATCAAGACGAGAAGTTCTCTGGAGACAAAGCGCAAGAACGGTGATTTCGTTGGAGCTTTCCCGGTTTATGGCTATCGTAAATCCGAAGAAAATCATAATCTTCTTGTGGTAGACGAATATGCTGCCCAGGTGGTGCGGAGCATTTTCAGGATGCGCCTGGAAGGATTCAGTCCCTACGCCATCGCAAATGAGCTGAACCGGCTGGGTACGCTCTCTCCCCTGGCATATAAAAAGTATTATGGCCTTCCCCATGCCAAGAAAGGCTATACAGACCGGAAGGATTGCCGGTGGTCGGCCAATACCGTCACCCGGATCTTGCAGGATGAAACTTATACCGGTACGCTGGTTCAGGGCCGAAAGGGTTCTCAGCACTTCAAACTGAAAGAGATGGAGAGCCGCCCTTCCTCCGAGTGGATTCGCGTGGAAAATGCTCACGAAGCCATTATTGATCGGAATGATTTTGACCTGGTGCAAAGGATTCGCAACCTGGACACCCGTACATCTCCCCAAAAAGATAAAGTCTATCTGTTTTCCGGCATACTGGTCTGCGGTTGCTGCGGCAGCCGGATGGTACGCAAAACGAACCGCTACAAAGACAAAGAATATCACTATTACTATTGTCCCACCGGAAAGAAGAACGGCTGCGCCCATCCGGTCATGGTAAAGGAACATGAGCTGATGGAGTGCGTGCGGGACAGCCTGAAAGGGTTTATTGCCAATGTAGTCTCTTTGGATGAAATCTTATCCGGCATAGACCAGAGCCGTATCAACCGTGAACTTATCAAAGAGTATTCGCGGCAGATCGCCCAGAATGAGCAGCAGTTGGAGCAGATTCGTCAATATAAGATGAAACTGTATGAGAGCATGGTAAACGGCTTTCTGGACAAGTCGGAGTTCCTTTATAACAAAAGCAGTTACAGTGCCCGTATCACCCAACTGGAACAGGCGGTTGCCGCCCTTAAGGAGAAACGGACCGATGTAATGGAAAACCGGAGTGAGCGGAATCGCTGGATTGAGAATTTCAGGCGTTTTTCCGATCTGGAAGAACTGGACCGCAAGGCGGTGATCCAGCTTGTGCAGGTGATTACAGTGCTGGGGAAAGATGAATTGCAGATTCAATTTAATTATCAGGACGAATATGAAAAAGCCCTCGCCCTGATTACGCCGGTACAGGAAAGGATGGTGGTCTGAAATGGCGAGAAAGAGCAGGAAACATACTATGGCGCAGGCTGCCATGCCTGCTTCCCCGTTTATCAGCACGGCGCTGTATATCCGGCTGTCTGTGGAGGATAACAATAAACGTGGAAATTCTATCGAAACGCAAAAGCTGGTTCTCGAAAAATTCCTATTGGGAAAACCTGAACTGCGTCTTTATGACATTTATATCGACAATGGAGCAACAGGAACGAATTTCAACCGTGACGGCTTCCAACGGATGCTTTCGGATATTGAATCCGGCAAAGTGGGCTGTGTGATTGTCAAAGACCTTTCACGCCTGGGACGCAATGCCATTGACACGGGATATTACATTGAGCGGTATTTCCCTTCCCATAATGTCCGGTTCATCAGCGTTACGGATCAATTTGATTCTGAAAATCCTGATAATCTCCACGGCGGTATTATCCTTCCGCTGAAAAATATGATTAACGAAGCCTATGCTCTGGACATAGGACGCAAGATAAAGGCCCAGGCCCGTCAGGATATGAAAGAGGGCAAGTATGTGGGTGGCAGGGCGCCATTTGGATATATGAAAGACCCTGATGACTGCCACAAATTGATTATTGATCCTGTGGCGGCTCCTGTGGTACGCCAGATTTTCCAGTGGGCTTATGAAAAAGTCCCCCTCAACCGGATTGTGCTTCTGCTCAATGAAGGAAACTACCCTTCTCCCGGAAAGTATAAGATGCAAACCGGGGAGATCACCCATCAGGCATTAGCAGGGCGCGGCTACTGGCAGACCTGGACAGTTGCCAAGATTTTGAAGGAGGATAAATATACCGGCGACATGGTGCAAGGGCGAACAAAAACGGTCCTTCACCGGCAGGTGTCCGCAGGCGAGGAAAACCTGATTGTCGTTACTGGAACCCATGAGCCTATCGTTTCCAAAGAGATTTTCGATGCCGTTCAGAAGTACCGGGCAGAAGTGGCCGAGGAAAGCAAGAAGCACCCGGTTATCCCATACACGCCCAATATTTTCAAGGGGCGTATCTTCTGTGGAGACTGCGGGAGAAGTCTGCACCGGCAGCGTCAACAATGCAATGGTTCATATCGCTTCCACTGCCTAACCCCTACCAGGGTACATAAAGATAAATGCGCTGGTGTTTCCATTAGCGAAACCGAGCTGATCGCAACGGTTCTGGACATTCTTAAAAGGGAATTAGCCGCCGTTCTGGGGGATTATGCGCTGCTTCTGAACGACAACATTCAAAAACAGGAAAAAGAGGCTGCCACCCGTGAGAAAATCAACCGGGCAAAGTTACAGCTTAACCAAAGCCGTGAGTTTTTGCAAACTCTTTATGAAAATCTGATGAACGGAGCGATTGACAGCGAAGAATATTTCGTTTTGAAAGCGACTTACGAAGAACAGATGCAGGCGGCCCAAAAAGAGCTTTCCTTTTATGAAAACCAGTCTGCCGTCCGTCAGGAACAGGCCGAAAAGTGCAAGAACCTGGAAAAAGACGAGCAGGAACTTTTAGTCGGAGGCTCCCTGACTGCCGCCCTCATTGAGCGTTTGATTGAGCGGATCACGGTCTACCCGAATAAACAGGTAGATGTAAAATTTACATTCCGCACGGAATTTGAGGCGTTTAAGGAGGCGGCGGCAGAATGAAAAAGTATATGATTGCTCTTTATATCCGTCTTTCTTTGGAGGATGCCAAAACAGATAGTATGAGTATTTCCAGCCAGCGAAGCATCCTTCGGGAATATGCCTCTGAACTGCCTGAATATGCCAATGCGGAACTTATGGAGTTTGTAGATAACGGGTACAGCGGGGCAAACTTCGAGCGCCCTGCGGTGCAGGAATTACTTGACCTGGTACGGGCCAATCGGATTGACTGTATCATGGTAAAAGATTTTTCCCGGTTTGGTCGCAACAGTTTGGAAACCGGCTACTTTATCGAGCGGGTATTTCCGCTGTTTCATACCCGCTTTATCTCTGTCAATGATGATTTTGACACCCAAAAGTTAAAAGGTGATACTGGAGGTATGGAAGTCGCCTTCAAGTATTTAATCAGTGAGTATTACAGCCGTGATATGTCGGTAAAGACAAAAACGGCCAAATACCTGAAATTCCAGCGTGGCGAATACCAAAGTAAAATCTGCCCTTACGGTTATCGCAAAGGGGAAAACGGACGGATGGTGCCGGACCCGGAGACTTCCGAAGTAGTCCAGAAAATTTTTGAATATGCCGTAAATGGCATGAACGCAGCCGATATTGCACGGGAGCTTTCCCGTCAGCAGATTCCCACGCCCGGAGAACATAAGGCCCGAAAAGGAATTAAGACACACGATGTTTCAAGAACTCACGGAATGTGGTGCAATTCTACGGTGCTTCGGATTCTTGCTGACGAACGATATATGGGCACTTATGTGATTGGCAAAAAAGAGGTTACGGAAATTGGCGGCCACAAGATGCGGAGCAAAGAGGAAAGCGACTGGATCAAAATACCGAACCATCATATACCGCTGGTGAATGAGGAAATCTTTTCAAAGGCCAATGCCTCTATTCAGCGTTTTAAGATTCCAAACAGGAAAAAGCACAACTATCTCCTGCGTGGGAAGGTTATCTGTGGATGCTGTAAACATGCCCTGCACCTGGCAAACGGGACATCTTACCGGTGCCGCTTTTCCAGCACGATTCCTCCACTGGACTGTTATAATATTCATATCCGAGAAAAAGAACTGAACCAGCTTGTTTATGAATTACTGTGCAAACAGTTCCAGGTAGCATTTGGCGTTGACAGCTTAGCGGATCTCCGTAAGGTAGATACCGTTACTTTACATCAAGCTGACTTTGACCGGCAGATTTTTGAACTGCAGGAAGAAAAGCGGAAGCTGTATGAATCGCTTGTTTCCGGGGGGATTCCGCTCCCGAAATACAAGGAGCAAAAAGAGCAGATCAGTGAAAGGCTGTTGGAAGTGCAGAATACCAAAGCGGTTGTCATGGCCCGTCTTGAAGCCGAACAGGAAGAACGGCAGCACCAGCGCCAGCAGATGGATATTTCCCGGATGCTGACGGAAAGCGATGGGCTGACTTCGGAATTGGTTGATCTTCTGATTGATAAGATTTATGTTTACCCTGATAAACGGGTGGATGTTGAATTTAAGATAAGGGACAGTTTGGCAGCTCACAAATGAGGGAAAGGGATTGATTATGCGGATTGCGTTTTATTACAGAAAAGGCAGCACAACTTTTGGCTGTATGCTGCCGGAAGAAAAGGAACGACTTCATGCTTTTTTTGCCGCCGAACAGAAACGGGAGGCGGCAAAATCCCTATCAAGAAAGCTGTATCATGGGGACAAGAAAAAATAAATATTTTTTTGTCGTGGGCTTGACATAAGGGTGGCGAAGATTATGAAACCGGAATTCACCACCGAATAATTCCCTCAAATCACTATACATTGAATTCTGCGAAAAGATGCAGCCATTGTCTTTGCGCATAATAAGGTTTACATTCTTTAGCCCATCCTCAACAGATTCAGATTTAAACCTCTCATACAACCTACCTTCTGCATTTGCATATATCCTGGTATAGTATGTGCCGTAAAGCATTTCATTTTCGTGGCATTGTATCTTGAATCTGCGGAAAACTGCTTCTAAAGATTCACCATACTTTATTGTGCGTACGGAGCTGTCGTTCTTTGGGGAGGAAAGTATGTAAGAAGTCGAACCACGGGATTCCTTTTTCTTAGAGAGAATTGTCTTGGTGATGGATATGGTTCGGTTTTTAAGGTCAATGTCTTCCCATGTAAGGGCGAAAATCTCCCCAGCTCGCATTCCAGTATAATATCCAATCATAAAAGGATACCAGGCAGGTTTGTTTTGTAATTTCTTTTCAAATTCATCCATTTCTTTTCTCGTGTAGGCTTTCACGCTTGGCGTGGAAATCTTCCCTTCGTTCTTTTTAACTGATCGAGAAACGTAGATGTTCTGTGCAGGGTTTTGATATATGAGTCCTGCATTAAATTCGTAACGAAAGAATCCCTTCAATATAGCTTTAATCGTAGTTAGGGTACTTTCCTTAAAGCCTGAAGCGGACTTTTGATCAATCAGTCCTTGGAGTGCCGTGAAAGTTACGGAGTTCATACGATACTTGCCAATTGTTGGAATGATATGATTATCAATTAAACTGCGATAGGCTTTCTGTGAGGATAACCCGAGATTCATCTTCACGTAGGATTCATACCAGGCCTCCATGCAGTCTCTGACGGACATCTCAGCCTCTTTTGATTCATTCGTCACGCCAGCATTATTATACAAGTTCAGAGCCTGTGTGCCGGCTTTTAGAGCTTCTGCCTTTGTTCGATACCCTCCTTTGGATTTCTGCTTTCGTTTACCATCCATGCCGGCAATCTCAAATCGATATTCCCACTTGCCATTCCTCTTTCGTGTGTTTATCTGTGCCATTGTATCATTCTCCTTCCCTAAAAAAGGGTACAAAAATACCCCAAACTTGAAATTTGGGGCTGGATGTGATACAATTTGATTGCTTGGATCGTGTTGCATCACATGCAGCCGATTTATACATTCGCTCCTGCTTGCCGGCGGGGGCGTTTGTTTTATTATTCTATGTTAATATCAATAAGTGTTGGTGTTGTCTTTGTGTCACCGTCCCAAGCATAATTAGCTGAAAAATTGCTACGAATCTTAGCACCGAAACTGTTCTCGGAATCAACATAGCCTGAGATTTTGAAGCTTTCTTTCACTCGCTGTATTTTATACTCGAGAGTACCACAGAATTTTGCTGTTGAAGGAGCTTTGAGCTGACTCTTGACGTCGATTTCAACTTGAGCAACTAACGTAGTGTGCTGAAGTGTGGATACAATATAGTCCTTCACTTGTTTTATTGCCTTTCCATCCTTATAAAAAACGATGTTACCACTTTTAATTTTTTCTACGGCTTCATCTTTAAATGAAACTGTAAAATAGTAGCCTTCATAAGTGAATTTTATTGTTTCCTCAGTAACTTTAATGTCATTAATATTTTTCTTTTTAACACCAATATCATCAGTAGCACTTAGTAAATTCTTGGCAACAATCGGTTCTAAATCATTTTCTTCTGCAAATTCTTCAATGAAGATTTCATTTTCGCTTTTTTGGACTGCCTTAGGCTCCGTAGAACTTTCGTCATCATCCCACACTCCTAGCAGACCAAGAATAATAAATAGTGCAAAGAGTAGCGCAGCGACAATAGCGACTCGCTTTATTATCTTCTTCATTTTCTTTATTCCTTTCTTAATCACAACGAAATATCTAAAATGCCTTGCCAGGCAAGATAGTCTTTTAAAAATTCCTCGTCGACGTCCAAATATTCGGACATGTCCCACGTTGTAGTGTATCCCTTGGATGCGGCCTCGATTACCTTGTCCACGGAGAGTAGTTTGTTGTATGCCCATACGCGTGCTTTCTGCTCCTGCTTGGCATTATTAAGGTCAGACTGATCTAAGATATTTCCGACACTTGTTTTGTCATGACCAATTTCTTCAGCCAAAATACAAGCTTTTTTTGAAGTGGTTTGCTGAGAATTAATCCAGATGTATCCGTCGCAGTACAATCCCAAATTTATCATTTTTTCTTCGGCAATTGTCAGAGTACCATCGTATTCTGCGAGTAGCGTTTCATAGTTATTCATTCCTCTATCTCCGTACTAAGCTGTTACTTTCTTTTTGAACGTACAAATGCTTTAAAACGTTCAATTTCTTCCAATTCTTCTTCTGTCCATTCCTCTCCATCGTGATGAGCTGCGATAGTCTGCACGTCATCGTCCGTATCCCAACCCATTAAATCACTTGGCGAAACGTTTAATGCTTCAGCAAATGCGATGATTTTAGATTGGGGGAGGTCAACAGCGCCTTTTTCGATTTTTGCAATCATACTTTTATCTGAATAACCAAGCTTTTTCGCCAGTTCGGATTGAGTTAATCCTAATTTTAATCTTCTATTTTTAATATTATGATATAGCTGTAACATGTCTTTCACCTCTTTCAGTAAAGATATAATACCACATGGTGGAAAATAATTCAACAATTTTGCGAAAAAAGTTGACATGAATTCCACCCAGTGGTATAGTGTAAGTGAAGTTGAATTAAATGCAACAAATGAGGAGGTGATATTTTGGTAAAGATAGATTTGTTGAAAGATAAGATTGAGAAAAGTGGAATGACGATGACTGCAATATCTTCACAGGCAGGAATGTTGCGGGAAACGTTATATAATCGATTGAATGGTAAGGGCGATTTCACTGCGTCTGAAATTACAGCCCTCACAAAAACTTTACATCTCACAAAGAATGAGAGAGATGAAATTTTTTTGTCAGAAGAGTTGAATTAAATGCAACTATACAAAGGTACAGAAAGAAGGTGATGAACAATGGAAGACATCATATACACGATGGCAGAGGCGGCAGAGAAGTTAAAGACGAACATAAATTATGTGCATGATTTGCGAAAGGCAGGTCTCATAAAGTGCTTGAAACTTAGGTCGTACAAAGTGAGAGCCACAGAGCTTGAACGCTTTCTGCAGGAGAATGAGGGGAAGGATTTAAGCGACCCTTACAATGTAAAAGATTTGGAGGAATGCAGTGAAAAAGTACATAAGACGATATAGTCCCATATGGTGGACAGGCCGGACGTTTGGAAGGAGGAAACATGAAAAAACTTTGGAAAACAAATAAGCAGCCTATCATCCTGTCACTGCTGGCCGCCGCCGTAATCCTGGCGGTAGACATCAACAGTCGTGCATACTTTGTGGTCGGAGGCGGCGGGATGGTGATGGCAGGAGTGGTTACATACTGGATTTACAGACTGATAGAAGGAGAGGAATCATGAGCATGGATTTGTTAAAGCGTATGACCATAGGCGAACTGAAGCACGCGTTATGGACGGAATCACTGGGAATGGTGCCTGTGGGCGGTCTGCCCCGCGAATGGTACGAGGATGAACTGGAACTGAGAATGGGAAGCCGGGACGGCTGCCATGAGGAAGGAGAGGAATCATGAGAATCAAGGACGAAATCACCACTGAGATGAAGAAGGTCAATTCGGCCAAGCGGAATGCAGAAAGGAAGAGGGCACGGTGCATTGAGCGCCTTGCAGAACTGAAGAAGGAGCTGGAGGAGGCAGAACATGAAGAGTGAGTGGAGGGTGTCATCAAATCCTGTTGGAGGAGAAATGCTGTATGGCGTTTACAGACTGTACGATGTCCAGAAAATAGACCATTCCGGCAATTGGGAATGTAAAGGTTACTACGATGCAAAAGCAGATGCGCAGATGGAAGCGGAGCGGCTGAACAGGGAGGAGGCTGGCCATGAAGCTGAGTAACTACTACTTTACGTTCGGGACGGACGGGCGTTACCCGTACCGCGGCGGATGGGTGCAGATCGAGACGGAGAGCATGAACCAGGCCATGGAGGTCTTCCAGCAGAGATTCCCGGGACTGACACCCGAAATGCTGAACTGTGCAGACTACTATACCCAGGCGCAGTTTGAGCGGACAGACATGGCGCGGAATGGAAACTTCCATGCAGGGTGCCACATGAAGCTGAATCAATTTGGAGAGGAGATCAGAAAAGATGACTGAACAAAAAATAAAGACCGACTGCGAAGCAGCCGACCTAAAAACTCAAGTAAATGTTACCACAATAGAAGAAAATTTGCAAGCCCGGCATGAAATCCAGCCATACAAGCTGAAGATCATGCTAAAGCAGGCGGAGAAAATCTACAGCCAGCTGATGGACATCCCCCAGTTTGTGCCCACCTATGATGATGTGGAATTCATCCTGGAAGTAGTGTCCGACACTGTCAGGAAGGCAAGGGGGGAGAATGATGTTCTGGTGTAAGCATTGCGGGACGGAAGTTTCAGGACCCCGCTGGGTGACGGAATATGACATTCATAACGAGGTGGACGACCGGAGGACGGAGTCCTTCCGTATCCCGTTCTGCCCCTCATGCAGCCATGAGCTTGAGGACGCCGCCCGGTGCGCCTGCGGGAACTGGCAAGGCGCCGGGACAGACTGGTGCAGAAGATGCCTGCAGGTCCGAGACCGGGCGCTGATGCACTGCATCGCCCGTATCAGGATAGACACGAAGCTGGCGCTGTCCGCAGAGGACACCAAGGACCTGGTGCTCAGTTATTTAGAGTAGGAGGGATACATATGGCAACGTTATACGAAATTGATGCAGAGATCATGGCCTGTATTGACATGGAGACCGGCGAGATCATCGACGCCGGCAAACTGGAAGAACTGGAGATGGAGAGGGAAGCGAAGATTGAGGGCGTCGCGCTCTGGTACAAGAACCTGCTTTCCGATGCGGAAGCCTATAAGGCAGAGAAGAACAGTTTCGCGGAGAAGGAGAAGGCGGCGAAGAACAGGGCGGAAAGCCTGAAGCGTTATCTTGAGGACGCATTGGGAGGCGATAAGTTCAGGACGGCGAAGGTAAGCATCAACTACAAGCGGTCGGAGTCCGTGCAGTGCGAGAATCTGGGAGCTGTCCCGAAAGACTACCTCGTCATGGCGCCGAGTCTGGATAAGACGGCAGTAAAGCAGGCTCTGAAGGAAGGCATCGAGGTGCCGGGCTGCGAGCTTCTGGAGAAGCAGAACATGCAGATCAAGTAAAGGAGAAAGAAACATGGGAGTAGGAGTACTTATTTTGGGTGAAAGCGGCAGCGGGAAGTCCACCAGCATGCGCAACTTCAAGAAAGGGGACGTGCTGGTCCTGAACGTGGCCGGAAAGCGCCTGCCTTTCCGGGGGGATTTGGACATGGTAAACAACGCGACCTATGACACCATTGGAAAGGCACTGATGAAGCAGGAATACAAATCATACGTCGTCGACGACAGCCAGTACCTGCTGGCCTTCGACATGTTCAGCAGGGCGAAAGAGACCGGGTACGGTAAATTCACCGACATCGCGGTCCGCTTCAAGAACATGCTGACCTATGTGAGCCAGCGGACGCCGGACGACTGCATCGTATATTTCCTGCACCATACGGAGACGGACGAGAACGGGAAGGTGAAGGCGAAGACCGTAGGGAAGATGCTGGACAACCAGCTGACCGTGGAGGGGCTGTTCTCCGTGGTGCTGATTGCACAGTCCGACGGGACGTCATACAGGTTCATCACCCAGTCCGACGGTGCCACCACGGCAAAATCACCGATGGGCATGTTTGACAGGGAGATAGACAACGATCTGAAACTGGTGGACCAGACGATCAGGGATTACTGGCAGCTGGAAGTTTCAGAGAAAGAGAAAAACGGAGGGAAAGAAGATGAACAAGCCAAATAATTATGAGAACACGAAAGCCTATGCCGGCGGCGCACCGCTGCCGGCCGGGCCATATATCTGTAAAGTGATTGATATTGCAGAAATGCAGTCAAAGAAGGGGAAGCCCATGGTGAAGGTCGCCCTGGACATCGCCGAAGGGCCGGAGGCCGGAAGGTTCCTGGAGCAGTACCGCAATGACGACCGCATGGAGAAGAAATGGCCCTGCGTCATGTACCAGCTGACGGAGGACCAGGAGGGCAACTGCAGCCGCGGCTTCAAGACCCTGCTTGACTGCCTGGAGGATGACAACCCGGGCTATACGACCGTGTGGGGCGAGGGCTTCTGCGCGGCGATCAAGGGGAAGATGCTGGGCGTGGTCTTCCGCAGGGAGCAGTACGAGTACAACGGGGAGCTGAAATGGTCCTGCAAGCCCAATTCCGTGCGCCATATTGCGGATATCAAAGAAGGCAAAGTCAAGGTTCCCGAGGACAAGCTGTTGAAAGACCGTGGTGGCATCGCCCTGGCAGACCCGAGGGCAGACAGCTTCGAGGAAATCGATGCGGACGTGCCCTTTTGATGGTGAACAGCTATGTATTCGCCATTTGAAATCGAGGAGGCACTGGACAGCATGGTGATCCTGGTGGACACCAGGGAGCAGCCCAACAGGAAGTTCGAGGAACGGGTGCATGGGTTCGGATGCCCCTGGGAGCGGCGGAAGCTGGACTTCGGGGACTATTCGGCAAAATACACAGACCCGGCAGGCAGCGAGGTGTCCCTTGCGGGCAGCGTGGCGGTAGAGCGGAAGATGGACGCCAACGAACTGGCATTGTGCTTCGGGAAGGAACGCAGGCGCTTCGAGAATGAATTCATCCGGGCAAAAGAGGCAGGGGCCAGGATTTACCTGCTGGTCGAGGAGGAGAGCTGGGAGAAGCTCTATGCGGGGAAATACGGCAGGTCGTCAAAGTACCGCAGCCGTATGAGCCCCCAGTCCCTGACGGCATCCATCCATGCCTTCCAGTCCCGTTACGGGGTGAACCTGCAATTCTGCAAGCCGGAAACCACCGGCAGGCTGATTGCGGACATATTGAAATACGAATTGAGGGAGAGACTGGAACATGAACATGACGGCAGAGAAGATCACTGAACAGGTGACGGTGCCCATGGTGCTGTCAAGGTACGGGTATTCCATATCACCAAAGAAACGGATACCCTGCCCTCTGCACAGTGGCAAAGACCCCAACTTTTGTTATACCGACAAGGTATTCCACTGCTGGACCTGTGGGGCAAAAGGGAACGTGATCAGCCTGACGATGCAGCTGCACGGCATCACGTTTCCGCAGGCCCTGATAAGGCTGAACACGGATTTCGGTCTGGGGTTGCCGGCACAGAAACCTACCATCAGGGAACGCCAGCAGCTCATAGAGAATAAAAGGGTGCTTGCGGCATTCCGGAAATGGATGACGGAGAAAGAACGTCTCTATGGCGGACTGTGCGTCCTGCACCGGGAACTGTGGAGACGGATCACGGCGGAGGAAGCCGACGAAGAAACAGTCCTCTTCCAGCAGGAGCTGGAAGAGTGGCTCCAGGAAAACATAGGGGAGGTGGTGCAGCCATGGCAGATATAAATTACACGGTAGAGGACTACATCGAAGGAACCGCTCCTTTTGAGGAAGTGGAAAACTGCAGCACGCCCTTTGAAAAGGAACAGAAGATTGCTCAATTGACAAGGCATGCGAAGTCCCTCAAGGTCAACAACTTCATGACATTGTATAAGAGATATGTCCAGACGATGCGGCAGAACAGGGGCGGATACATAGAGAACGCGAGCAATTTTGAAGGACAGGAACTGGAACTGGACACCGGGGACTGGACGGCGGACGATTACGGCATCACCAGGCCGGGGCGTGGCGAGAACCCGCCGGAGACGGCCTGCCAGCATCCGCTGATGCCCGTGCTCCGTCTGACGAACATCGACACGGGAATCGAGAAGGTCAAGCTGGCGTTCAAGCGTGGAGGCGCATGGCGTTACGTTGTCTGTGACCGGAAGCAGGTGGCGGCACAGAATTCCATCGTTGGACTTGCAGACTACGGGATTTCCGTCACTTCAGAGAATGCAAGGTGCATGGTGAAATACCTGCAGGACGTGGAGAACCTGAATTATGACCGCATACCAGCGAAGAAGTCGGTCAGCCGACTGGGCTGGGTTGGAGAGGAAGGGTTTTCGCCTTACGTGAAAGGGCTAATCTTTGACGGGGAAGATTCGTTCAGGGCCTTCTTTGACTCAGTAAAACAGCAGGGCTCCATGGACAGATGGATGGAGGCCGTGAAGGAAGTCAGGCAGGACGGCAACATGATACCGAGGATTATCCTTGCAGCCAGTTTTGCCAGCGCACTTGTCGGCCCCTGCGGCGGACTTCCCTTCTTCGTCCATTTATGGGGCGGGACGGAAGTCGGAAAGACCGTAGGCCTGATGCTGGCCGCATCCGTCTGGGCGAACCCGGAGATGGGGAAATTCGTCCATACTTTCAATTCGACTGCCGTAGCACAGGAATTGTCTGCCGGCTTTGTCAACTCCCTGCCATTGATACTGGATGAATTGCAGATCATAAAAGACAGGAAGGATTTTGACCAGATGATTTACCAGCTGTCGGAAGGAGTGGGAAAATCCCGCGGACAGAAGACAGGGGGGCTTCAGAAGACCGGCGTATGGAACAACTGCATCATTACAAGCGGCGAACAGCCGATATCGTCAAGTTCGAGCGGAGGGGGCGCCGTCAACAGGGTTGTGGAAATTCGATGCAGCGAGAAGCTCTTTGAAGACCCCGCCGGGCTCCTGCGGATCATCAAAGGCAATTACGGGTATGCAGGCAGGATGTTTGTCGACATAATCAGCGATCCGGAAATGATGCAGAATATCAGGCATGTACAGGGGATGTTTTTTAAAGAAATCAATAAGAAATCCACTGAGAAACAGGCCCTGGCGGCGAGCATGATACTGACGGCGGATTTTCTGATCAATGAACACATCTTCCATGACGGATGCTGCATTTCCTTTGAGGACATGGAGCCGTTCCTGTCAGGGAAGGACGAAGTATGCCAGGAAAAACGGGCATATGAATGGCTGCAGGGATGGATCGCACAGAACCGGAGCAGGTTCTTTTCCGAAAGCAATACCCATGTCATTGAATGCTATGGCAGGGCTGACCGTGAATCGGTAAGCATCATCCGCAGCGTGTTCAATACAGCCTGTAGTGAACATGGGTATAACCCGACATCGTTTGCAATCTGGCTGAGGGATCATGGCATGACAGAGGTAGACGGCGACCGGAAGAGGACTGATAAATCAGTCCGGATTAATGGCACCAAGTGCAGGTGCCTTGTCCTGAAGAATGAAAAGGAGGTCCCAGATGGATTCGAACCGGTGGATGAGCAGATTGAGTTCTAGTGTCCCCAACCGCCACCACGAACGTCCCCAATCCTTTCGACAGTGTGGGGACGCTGAAAAACGGTGCTGCTAATGGTTACAATGATTTTTAGCCGTATGGAACCACTGGAACCGTGATTCTACACAGTATATATAGGGGAGAATCTGTATGACAGTATCCCCCGCGCGTATAGTGTGCAAAAGTGTGGGGGCAGTGGGAACAGTGGGGACAAACTGCTATAAACACTGGAATATCAACAATATTATGGAACCACATATAAAAAAGTGATTGGGGACATGTGGGAACTGGAAACAAATAGAGGAGACGAAAATGGAATTGATCAAGTGCAGGAACTGCGGCCGTGAATTCATGGCCAGGACGAACCAGGAATACTGCGGGCTGCCTGAATGCAGGAAGGCAAGCCATAAGGCTGCGGACCATAAGCACCGGAAGGTGAAGGAGAAACCCAGGGAATACACGGTAGACAACACCTGCCCGAAGGACTGTCGGTTTCGCGACCTACTTTCTGGTACTACCGCCTACTGCAACTATGGTGACATCGCTTTACGGGAGGGGCTGGCAGCCAGGCCTGCAAGGGGAGGCAGCGTGAAGGACTGTAGGGTATACGAACCCGGAAAGAAGAAACGCAGGTCCGTAAAGATCGCAGCCATCAGCCCGGAGCGAAGAAAAGAAAATGAAGTCTATGCTTACAAGCAGGACTGTATCGGACAGAGACAAGGAGGATGAAACAATGGACAAAGAAGAGAGACTGGCCAAGTCCATGCTGGACATGGCAAACGGGGCGATCAAGGAGCGCGTCGATGTCGAGATGCCGAAGATCATCAAGAACATCATGGACGTCAATACCAACGCCACGAAGCCCAGGAAGATGACGCTGACACTGACCTTCACGCCTGACGAACAGAGGCAGGTCATCGCGACAAAATGCGAGATCAAATCCTCGCTGCAGCCGACCAACCCGGTTACGACGTCGCTCTACATCGGAGAGTTTGCCGGGGAGGTGCAGGCCGTTGAGATGAAACCGCAGGTGCCCGGTCAGATGGACATGTACGGCAATGAAGAAGAGCAGCCTGCAAGACTGAGACTGGTAGAAGACATATAACGGATAATGGAAAAGGAGAAGAAAAATGTTTGAGAAGGAATTTGAGAGACTGATCGAGGTCGTGGAAAAGGGAGTCAAGGAGCCAAAGTTTGAAGTAATCGGCGGGGACACCTACATGGTCATGCCCGACGGGACCACCAGGAATATGTACCATAACCGGGTTTATCCCAAGTGCAGGGAGGTCAACGGGCTGGACATGTTCTGCCAGCTGATAAACAGGGAATGGCCCACAAGGGAGAGCTTCAACATGGAGGAGGACAAGGCGGACGTGCTGTATGTGGACGTGAGGGCACATAATGAGGTCGTGGCATATACCGGCTCTTTCAGGAATGATGACAGTGACTTCATGAATCTGACATTGTACCGCGCCACGGAGAGGCTGATGCCGGGCGTGCCGACGGGCTACATGGATTACGATACCGCCAGAATCAAGCTCAACGCATGCTTTGATAATACGCCGGATCGTGAGTACGTCCTGGGACTGCTGTCTAACATTGTCAAGGGCGACCAGGCGGAGGTCAAGGATAACGGCATCACCCAGCAGGTCAAGGTGCAGACGGGCATCCAGCTTGCAGGAATGGAGACGATCCGTCCGATCGTGCAGCTGAAGCCATACCGCACCTTCCCTGAGATTGACCAGCCGGAGAGCGATTTTCTCCTCCGGGTCAACAATGACCAGGTCGGGATCTTCGAGGCGGACGGGGGCATGTGGAAGCTCCACGCCAAGGCAAGGATCAGGGCATATCTTGAGGAGGAGCTTGCCGATCTGATTGACGAGAACAAAGTCATTGTAGGGATGTAACGGACTGCTGCCTGCATGGTCAGAAAGGCTGTGCAGGCTGGTTTGAAAGGAGAGGAAAAAATGAAGACTTTAAGGTTTGAAGGATATGGGGACGATACCTTTGGCGAGTACGGTGTGACGAATAAGGATTACGACAATTGCGCATCCGGTACGCCGATCCAGTGCATAGTGGATTGCGGCAGCCAGGGACGTGTCATGGTTGTCGGGCAGTACAGCAGGATTACCTGCGATAACGGGTGCTGGATGATCGGTATCAGCAAAGTGGAAGAAGACGATTTTCTGCCGGACTGGAATTACAGGTATTGCCGTGCAGATATGTCCTACTCACCAGCTTTGAGGATGGATGTACCGGACGATTTCAGGCTGATCTGGTTTGACGACGAGAGAAAGGTGGGTGAATAAGATGAACAGACTGACACATGCAAGGTCAAACGGAATCAAGACTGGCTACTGGAGCCCGTCAAAGAAAGAGGAGCTGGTACAGAGGCTGGCAGCGTATGAGGATACCGGGCTGGAGCCGGAGGAGATACTCGGCGGTAGGGCGGTAGAATGCGTTCTGATTGGATACTGACGGAGGAGGAACTTCCGGCAGATCCCGATGAAGTGGTGTTAGTACAGATAAGCGGGAGTCCGAAGAAAAACATATTCCTGATAAACGCACAGGAGATTGCAACCTACAGCGAAGAAGAGGGATGGATGATTGAAGGCTACCCGGAATGGAAAGGTGCGGCTCCGGTCGCATGGATGCTGTTGCCGGAAATATATAGGGCTGGTGATCATGATGACTGCTAAATTTGCAACCCCGCAGGAAGTCGCCGAATATGTCTGCCGGCAGCTTGAGGGTAAGGTGATCATACACCGGTATGACGCATACAGCACCAACAGCATCTACCTGAAGTTTGATTACGGGGTAGCAAAAAGTCTGAGGATATCTGACCACCCTGGGAAAAAACACATGGCTTACAGGTATAACATCGATTTTGCCCGGAAGCACTATGCAGTCAAATACTCCCCACAGGGGTACCCGCGGTATTACTATCCGGTATCAGATGTAGACAGGGTCATCAGTGACATCTTGGACGAGAAGAAGGCAAGGATCTACAGATACAGGGATTATGAGAAATTGGTACAAGAGGCCATGGCACGGTCTGAGCACGAAAAAGGCTTCTTGCAGCAGGCAAAATTAGTCGCAGGAAAGGAGAAACGAGATGAAATATAGAAAGAAACCGCTGGTGATCGAAGCCTGGCAGTGGAACGGGAATCTTTTAGAAAATTGCAAAGACGTCCCTCAATGGATATGGGACGCTGAAGAAGAGGATGACCTAAAACTATATGATGACTGGGAGCCAGAAGACAGATTTATAGAGATAGAAACCCTTGAAGGGACCATGAGGGGTGAGATAGGAGATTATATTATTAAAGGCATACAGGGAGAATTATATCCGTGTAAGCCGGACATTTTCCTGAAAACATACGAGGAGGTGCCGGAATGAATCATGTACTGACACTGCTGGTGAACCAGATCAGGACGGCATTGGAGAAACTGGGCAGGGAAGGTGTAGGATACGTCAATTCTGAGTATTCGAACTCCATCGAGTATTGTGTGGACGGCAGGGTATTCGAGATAACCATTAAGGAGCGAAGGGAAGGATAAATGAAGATGGCAAAAATATTAGATGCCTGCTGCGGCGGCAGAATGTTCTGGTTTGACAAAGCGCACCCTGACGCGGTCTACATGGACAACCGCAGGCTGGACACCATTACCTCCAACGGGCAGCACTTCGTGGTCAGTCCGGATATTCTGGGTGATTTCAGGGAGATGCCTTTTGAGGATAACACGTTCAGCCTGGTTGTTTTTGATCCGCCACATCTAAAATATGCAGGAAAGACCTCATGGCTGCGCGAAAAATATGGTTGCCTGGATAAGGAGACATGGCGTGAAGATTTATCCAAGGGGTTCAGGGAGTGCTTTAAAGTGTTGAAGCCAGACGGCGTTCTTATCTTCAAGTGGAATGAGAAGGATATCAAGACATCGGAAATCATAAAGCTATCACCGGTACCGCCTTTATTTGGTCATCCGAGCGGGAAGGCGTCAAGGACACAGTGGATGGTATTTATGAAACTTAGTATAATAACGACTACAAGTGAAAGCGACATGTTAGACGAATCAAATGGTTAAAGGTCCTGTTTAAACGTTTCAAGAACTTCGTATGCAATTTGTCTAATTGCTGGACGTGTTGGTATATTATCATATTCCTTTACATGTCCAGAATTTATACCAATTAAATGATGACCTCCAGACCAATTATGTCGAAACAAATCATATTTTTTTCCAACTTTATCATCAAAATGAGTACCACCATCTTTATTACAGATATTGAGGACTAAATCCTTTCGAGAAAGTGAATATTCTCCGTTGATAAAAACGGCTTCATTCCACCAAGCTTCAAATGATAAAAGATTTCTTTCATGAGGCATTGGGAAATAGCGTTCATCACACAGTGCCCAATACTTGGATTCACCGCCAAAGCCGTCATTTACTCCAACATGGATTTGACGTACGAGTCCAAGATGTTTTGTACATGATTGATGCTTAGACATCTGTACTATATTCGTACTAACAAACATACGGGTCTTTTCATTTAAATGAGTTAATAACGATGTGCTGCGTTTTGTATCATGCAGGAGAGTTCTCAAAGCCGAAGCAATTGAAAGTGATAAGGTATCATTTGGATCATCATCAAAGGCAGTACATAAAACATGTATAAGAGATAACTGCTCATGCAATGTAGAATTACTAAAGTTATTTTTTACATACTGTGTATTATTCTTCATAGTAGAGATCCTTTCTAAGTGGTTATATTATAACAAAATATGGGTGTATGTTCAAGAATATCAACAATAAAAGAGAATGAGCACTATAAACACAACACTAAACATAAGAAAGGGGTGATGCCCGTGGAGGCAAAGGAGTTTTTGAGGCAGTATCAGGAGGAGGGGCTATGAAAGACTATCAGAGACAGAAAGGCAACAGGTACATTCTGCCGAGGACTTTGTATCATCAGACAGTGTGGCAGATCAGGGATTATTACCGCCTGAAAGAACAGGCTGACGCAATCCTGGAGGAATCCCCTCCACCTCCCGACGGGCAGCCGCACGGAACCAGCATCGGTGATCAGGTGGCGGTGAAAGCCATCAGGCGCGAAACCATGCTGTCAACCGTCAGGGTGATTGAAAAAGAAAAGCAGATGATCCCGAAAGAGTACCGTGATGGTGTGTGGAACAATATCCTGTTCGGGACTGCGTATCCGGACGATGCAGACAGATCTACATATGGCAGGTATAAATCAAAGTTCGTTTACAGCGTGGCAAGGGGGTTGTACTTACTATGACAAAGTCAGAAGCATGTGCATTGCATGACGGAATTGGCATTCTGAAAGACGAGAGGGGATACCAGACATATCTCATACCGTGCTGCAAGTGCGGCAAGATAATCAAACGAAAGCAGTATACCAGCGAAAAGGACTATCTCTGCGACTACTGCACCTTGAATCTAAGGGAGCGAAAAAAAGCGAAAGCCCAAGCTGAGCTTGACAAGGTAAGGTCAAGGAAGGAGCAGGCTTTTGATAAGGCTGTAGAACGTATCCGGAAGCAGGTAAGAAACTTTGACTCTTACCGTAAGGCAGTTAGAATTGCAGAGACCCGTGCGGAACGGTACGGCAGCATTCCGGAAGCGATGGTCGCAATCGAATTACTGAAGCTGGGCTATAATATCATTCCGCAGCAGAAGATTGGCAGATACAAAGTGGACTTCGCCATACCGGATCAGAAGCTGGTTATTGAAGTGGACGGAGAACTCTATCACGGGTGTGAGGGCGAAGGAAAACGGGAGGCTACGATCCAAATCTCACTTGGTTTTGCCTGGAAGATAATACACGTACCGGCAGAGTGGATTGAGAAGGATATCCGGAAGTTAAAAAAAGTGATTGAGGCATCAACCTGCAACACCAGAGGAAAAAATCTGTGATAATATATAAATTGGAAAACATGGACAAAGGGATTAAATTAAAAAACAGATGGGAGGCAGCTCCTTCACACCAATATATTGTCGCCCGGTGTCCATGGACTCCTCTCCTTTATTTTATATAACGGCCAATACAAAGCATCATCTTAGCGGTGGTGCTTTTGCTGTGTCGACAAATAACTACATTTTGTTACAAATTTCGTACAGACAGGAGGCTCCTTTCAGAGTAAAATAAAAGAGAAAGGAGGTAGTTGAAAAATTAGATATAGTTATCATTGGTATTTAAAAGGAGAAAACAAATGAAAAAAAGAACGTTAATGAAAAGAATAGGCGTTTTTGCAATGCTTTGTGTATTGTCAATGACAATTGTTGCAGAACCGACTTTCGCAGCAACAATAACTGAACAACGAGCAACAGCATGTACACATATGGATAAAATGTCACAGTCTAAATGGACGATTAGCAAGCCATTAACATTTACGTACAATGCTTCCGGTAGTACAACAACATTAAATGCCGGGTCGTATGTTGGCGTACCATATACACAAGTTGCTAGAGAACATAGTTATCTGGCGAAAGATACAATCGTCTTGGCCTTCGATAATGGAGTTACCTTACACGGAACCGATTGTTCTTCCTCTGTTGATTTTGCCTGGAGAAAAGGAACGAATAAAGCTGGAGACTTTTTAAAAACAAATAAAGGTAAAATTGAATTGTATAGAACAAAACATATGTTTAATGATGGACTGGTTAATAAATCACCAAATGGTGAGCAAGACTTTCTTATGTTAGTAGGTAAATATGGTAATTACTATTCAAACAGGGTAAATGCAGAAACCACAACAGAGATGGTGGCAGAACTGAAAAAAAGCACCAACTATCCTGATGGAGGTGATATCTACAGCAAGATATATGCAGCCATGAAAAAGGGCGATGCATTGATAAAAAGAGAGTATAGCAATAGTGGTACACTGCTTGGTCATGTACGACTTGTCACAGACGTACAGGTTAAATATAATGCTGATGGAAGCGTCAACCCAAATACAAGCTATGTTAATTGTATTGAGCAGGCAGGCTTTAGATCAGGCAACCCAAATTGGAAAACTTCCTGGATGCCAAACAGTGAGGATGGAACTAAGTATAATGGAAAATATTCTTTTGCACAACTTGCGGGCGATGATACCAGTTATAATCTAAGTGGTAAATTAATATCTGCTCATTATCTACCAATTCAGTTAAAAGTTTGGAATGAGTAAGCGTAATAATTAAAATGAAGAGACAAGCCTAACCGCCTGTCTCTTTTTTATTACTGAATAACTCTCCTTTAATTACATGGCTATGACGGGCGCATCCAGATGGTGGCGCTTTTGTTGTTGGCAAAAGTCTGTAGATTGCATGTTGCTTGAATTACCAAAAAGTGATATGATTATAGCATTCCGTTATATTTTGAAAAGCTTTGGGTATAAATATGTTAAAAGAGAATAAATCACTAACGAGAATTGAGAAATGCATTGCGTTTTTTAAAAAGTACTGGGGGATTGTTACATCTTTTGTAATTTCTACAAGTATTGTAGCATTATTCACTTGTAGCCTAGTTTTTGACAGAAAAATTGAATTACAGATAATGAATAATTGGGTAGGTATCATTTTAGGAATGATTGCTACTATAATGAGTATCATCTCGTTGTTTCTAAGCTTTTACAATTTAGAAAGAGAACGAGAAGAGGGAAAGGAAAATCGAGAACTTTTCTTAGACTTTAGAAAAGTATTGGATGAATTACAAAAAGAACAAAGTGGAATGAAGGATACACTCACAGAACAACTTGAAGCTACTAAGGATTTAAAAAGAAATTTAGCCAATAGCAAGTCGCCTACAGTAATTGATGACAATAGATATAAAATCGATGCGAAAAATGAAAAGTTTATAGACATATTGGAGATTATGCGTAAAGCGGGGGTAGAGTAACATGGATAATCTAAATATTAATAGTTTGTTTTGTTTTAATTTTGATGAGCAAACAAATTCGTTTTTTAACTGCTTTGATAAAATCAGCCTCAAGAATATAGGTTTAAATAAATTTGATTTAGTTATCTTAACTAATAAACTAGAGGCCATACTTTTTCATGTAGAGGTTTTTTTATGTAAGGAAGGTGATGATGGAAAACTAGAAAGAATAGTTGATTCATTTCAGTTCAATATTCCGAAAGAAGGTATGACTGCCAATAGAGAAGATGGTACAATTACAGAATCGGATACATTTATTAGAGAAATCAGTATAGAAAAATTAAAAGAGAATGGTGAGGGGCGATATTTGCTAATGATTTTTGGTAAAAAAATTGATTCTGAAGAATATGTGACCCAGAAGTCCTATTCAATCAAAGAGATGGAATTTGTTTCACAAAGTGTGTTAAATGTCAGCATTGATTAAATCAGTTTTAATTGAACTTACTCCGGTATCCTTCGGGCCCGGGGTATTTTATATCCCCTCGAAATAATACCCACGTTACAGGGGGATTGATAATCATGAATAGTTATATAAGCTGGATAGGCGGTAAGAAGCTGCTGAAAAAGAAGATCATCGAACAGTTTCCAGAGAACTTCGACCGTTACATTGAGGTGTTCGGCGGGGCAGGATGGGTACTGTTTGATAAAGACCGGCACGCACCGATGGAGGTGTTCAACGACATCAATGGGGATCTAATTAATCTTTATCGTTGTGTCAAGAATCACCCGGAAGCGCTCCAGAAGGAACTTGACTGGATGTTCGTATCGAGGGAGCAGTTCTTTGACTGCATCGCCCAGTCTGATATCAGGGGCATGACGGATATCCAGAGGGCAGCAAGGTTCTATTGCAGGATCAAGTCGAGTTTTGGAACGGATCTTCGGTCATTCAGCGTTAGGCCGCGTGACCTGCAGGGGGCAGTCGCTTATCTGCAGGAGGTGTCAAAACGGCTGAATAAGGTAGTGATAGAAAACGTTGATTTTGAACGACTCGTTAAGACATATGACCGGGAATCAGCGTTATTTTATTTGGACCCACCTTACTATGAGGCGGAAAAATACTACCCGGACCGGTTCATGCCTGAAGATCACGAAAGGCTTAGGGATGCGCTTACACGCATCAGGGGGAAGTTTATCCTGTCATACAATGACTGTCCTGAAATACGTGAAATGTACAAAGGATACAGCATTAAAGGGGTAGAGAGGCAGGATAATCTTGCAACAAAGACAAACCCACGTCGTTACAGTGAACTTATCATTAAGAATTACTAGAGATTAGAGAGTGGGTATTATTTCAGGGGAGACAGAACAAACGAATGAGAGGTGGTCGAAAAGAGTGGATATCTATATTTTGTGAAATGTTCTTCTTTATTTTAAAGTTAATAATGGTGTTTTCTGTTGGAAAAATATTTCGAAAGGTGTAGAATTAAAGAAAAAAGGAGAATTTTATGTTTACTATAATCATTACGAGCCTATGTTCTGGAATTATTGGAGCCATCATTGGGGCAATTATTTCAGTTAAACTTACAACAAATAGTCAAATAAAACTTATGAAAAAAAAAGTTGCTGAAGATTTGTTTGGCTATAGATACCAACTGCTCAACGGGAAAAAAATCTCGGATGATATTCTTTATTGCCTGAATAAAATCCCTATTGTATTTCATGATAATAAAAACGCTGTACAAGCTTGGAAAGATCTATTTAATGATATAAATAAAAAAACTGAAGAACAAAATGCGGTCAAAACTGATAGTTTGACAATATTAATAATAGAGGTTTGTAGAGACATTGGAATCGAGATAAAAGAAGATGAGCAAGATATCATATATAACGTAATGATTTGAATATTATATAATAGAACCTTCATATAAGGGGTTGAACATAATTAAAGATGATCTCCTTTTTACTATATAACGGGCAACACGAAAGTACTGCATTAGGGTGGTGTTTTTGCTGTTTGCAAAGAATGAATTCTAAACTAAGTTTATATTGATAAATTTTTAAATTTGTTATATATTAGAGATAATCTTATAGATTATTCAAAAAATATATATAGCAGGTGCAGTATGAAGTTTAATACACATGGAGTCGTAGAACCAGGGTTACATAGGTATTCTTTGGAGAAGTTTAAAAAGGAGTTTATAGATAGCTTTCCTGCTTCACAAAGCCGAAAGTGTATTTTTGACGAATTCATTATTTTATTACAAAAACTTACGGTGAATTATCAACCTACGGAAATCTGGCTTGATGGTAGTTATGTGACAAATAAATTGAATCCAAATGATCTGGACTTATTAGTTTTTTTAAACGTAGAAGATTGGATAAAATTTAATGAAGATAATTGCATTGAAAAACTTAGAGATAATCATTTACTTGATGCTTATGTGGCGATATCTTCCACCAATGAAAACCTTGAAAAAGTTAGTCAAGATGATTCGAACGTTATAATAAATCAAAGAAACTATTGGCGCGGACAGTTTGGCTATGATAGAAATGATATCCCAAAGGGTATAATCGTCATAGAAAATGACATGATTGAGCAATACATGAAGGGAGGTGAAACTAATGCCAATATCATCTAATAATAGTTTATTAAAAAAAATAAAACAGACAGAGGATGAAATACAAAATGTAATGGCATTAGAAGACAGTTCGCTAATAAAAAGAACTGTTCTCCTTCAGCTAAATTCAAGACTTGCTCAATTACAACAGCAAATGGATTTGTGTAAACAACTGGAAGCGAAAGAAACCATTAAACTACGAATATACGGAGCAAATATTAAAACTGGAAAAATTTCAAGTAAAGTATTCTTATCTGTATTAAATGGTTTTCAATCAATGACGGACATAATGGCCGAATATATCGTTAGAACTTCTATGAGTAAAGATGGTAAAATAAATAACGAATTGAAATCGGTAACAGCAAACTTATCAGATTTCCAGATTGTGGACACGTTTGCGGGGTCATTTGGTGTTGTATTAGAAAAGGACTATGGACAAATTGCAATAAATGCAAATGTTTCTAAAGAGAACCAGGTTATAGATGCTGTATTTAATATTGTAGAGAATAGTGAAGATGTAGATAGTCTTATTGAAACAATTGTACCATATGGGAAAAGAACGGTACAACATTATAAAGCATGGATGGAAAGTATTATAGATAACGATGCAAACATTGAATTAAACTGGATTGATCCAAGTGCAAGTTCAAGGAAGGTTAACGTTAGAAGTGAGATGGCGAATTATATTGTTACAACTTTAAGTAGCATTGATGTATCAGAGGATGAGGATGTAGAACTAATAGGTATACTTACAGGTGTTAATATAAGGAAAAAAACTTTTGAATTAAGCATTGAAGATGTTGGTGTAATAAAAGGAAAAAGCAATTTGGAAACATTGATAACTGTATCAAATCATTTAAGTAAAAGGGTTATAGCACAATTAACAAAAAACACTGTTTGTTCAAGAGATGGTATTGAACAAACAAATTATTATCTTAAAAATACGCATCTGGTTGATGAAAAGGACTAAATGATAACTAATCAGTGAATAAGAACCTTCATTCGAGGGTTCTTTTCTTATACAAAACCAACGATTGAGAGGTGGTGAGGCTTGGCAAGAGCGCCAGATGAAAGGGTCGGCAGAGCGAAGGAGCTCTTCGACCAGGGGATGAAATTAATTGACATAGCAAAACAGTTAGACCTTCCGGCCGGGACAGTCCGGCGGTGGAAGAGTACATATAGATGGGGTTCCGAACGTTCGGAAAAGAAAAGTGAGCGTTCGAAAGAAAAGAATAAAGGAAATGGAGCCATTGTTGAAGACGTAAGGCAGGTCATGGAAAATCCTGACCTTACAGATAAACAACGGCTTTTTTGTTTGCACTATGTAAAGTGTTTCAACGCGACGAAGGCATATCAGAAAGCCTATGGCGTTGATTACTCCACTGCAGCATCTATAGGGTATCGCTTGTTGGAAAAAGATGGAGTCAGAACAGAGATAAATCGCTTAAAGCAGAACAAGTTGAATCGGGTGATGCTGTCTGAAGATGATATCTTTCAGAAGTATATGGACATCGCCTTTGCAGATATCACTGACTATGTATCATTTCAGCAGGAGAATGTGCAGGTCATGGCGATATATGGGCCGGTGTTTGAAACTGACGAAGAGACGGGAGAAAAGAAGCCTGTAATGAAGAAGGTTAACACCGTCAGATTTAAAGATTCCGACGGGGTTGACGGAACCCTTATACAGGAAGTGAGCCAGGGTAAAGATGGCGCAAAGATTAAACTCATGGACAGACAAAAAGCCTTGAACTGGCTGGCTGACCATATGGACTTGGCGACTGCAGAGCAGAAGGCAAAAATAGAAAATCTGAAGGCTAATACTGCCAGACTGCAGGAAAATGAGGACAGCGATGATGAACTGGAGATCAGAATTATTCGAAAGGAAACTGGAGGTGCGGAAGAATCATGAGGCTAATAGAAAAAGAAGTCAATCCAAGGTTTGAAAATTTCTTATTTGACTGGAACTACAAGACTTATCTCCTGTTTGGCGGTTACGGCTCGTCGAAATCATATCATATCGCTTTAAAAATCGTACTCAAATGCCTTGAAGAAAAGCGGAAGGTACTAGTAATCAGAGAAGTATATGAAACAATTAGGGAATCCTGCTTCGACCTCTTCAAAGAAATACTGGAAGATATGGAACTGCTTGAAGAGGATGGGAAGAGAACCTCAAAGAATAAGGTGATGGCCAAAGCCTCTCCTATGAGCCTAAAGTTTCCCAACGGCTCTAAGATTATTTTCAAAGGAATGGACAAGCCGGAGAAGTTAAAATCCATTAATGATGTATCCATAATCTGGGTTGAAGAGGCGAGTGAGGTGAAATACAGCGGATACAAAGAGCTGCTTGGAAGATTAAGACATCCGACGCTGGCATTACATATCTTCCTGTCATATAACCCGGTGGACGAACAGAATTGGACTTTCAGCCATTTTTTCATCGACCGTGAGAACGATAAGGAGACACTTAATCCTGAGGTATTGTACAAATATAAGACAGTCGTAAAGAACGGCACATATTATCATCACTCACTGCCAGACGACAATCTGTTCTTGCCACCAAGCTATGTCAGGCAGCTCGACGAATTAAAGGATTATGATCTAGATTTGTACAGAGTAGCAAGACTGGGGCGGTATGGAGCCAATGGCAAAAAGGTATTGCCGCAGCTCGTCCAGGTGGCGGCCGATATTGTGGATAAACAGGTGGCTATCATACCGGATGAACTGAAATTCAACGGAATGGACTTCGGGTTTGAGACATCATATAACGCTCTTATCAGGGTGGGGGTCGATGAAGAGAACATGATCCTGTACATATACCATGAATACTACAGAAATAAGATGACCGACGACCAGACAGCAAAGGAGATTTCATATATGAAGAATGAACTCATCACGGCAGACAACGAAGATCCGAAAGCAATCCGATATTACAACCTACAGGGGTTCCGCATGAGAGGCTGCAAGAAGTGGGCAGGCTCAAGGCTGTCCAATACCAGAAAAGTCAAGCGATTCAAGCAGATCGTCGTATCTACGGCGTGTCCAAACTGCTGGAATGAGCTGAAAGACCTGACCTATAAAAAAGATAAGAAGACGGATAGGCTCATTTACGATGAATTCAATATAGATCCACATACGTTTTCAGCGATTTGGTACGCTCTTGATTTATATGACATGGCGGATCTGAAGAGTCGGGAGCGAAACAGTAAGAGAGGAGTAAGTGCATGATTGAAAATATAAGTTTTGATAAGGCCAACAGCGAATTCCTTCATCAGCAGATGCAGGGGTTTAACCTTACGAAGGCACTGATCAACCAGGAGCTGACTGGATTGTTCAATAGTGAAACTCTGAAGGACATGAACCATGTCATGGAGATGTATAAGGTTTATCTGCAAGGTGCGGATTTCACTACGGATCAGTCTAGCAATGACTGGGCGCCTGCACAGTGGCATGCCAAGCAAATCAAATCTCTGATAGACAAGGAAGCTCGTTTTCTCTTTTCAGAACCACCTGACATCAAACTGAAAGATTTGGAGTCACTGTCCAGCGACAATAGCCGGATTGGACCCAATGAGCAGCTTCTTGGTAAGGTGCTGAAAGAGAACCACTTTAACAGCAAACTAGTGAGAGGAGCAAAGGACTGTCTGATTGGTAAGCGGATCGCCATTGCCGTTAATTTTAATGAGGCCACGGGTATTGATATCAGTTTCATTCCATCGTTGGAATTCATCTATGAAACAGATTCGGCTGATGTCGACATCATCACCAAGTTCATTCAGTTTTACAATATAGCTGTAAGTAACGAGAAATTACAGCAGCGGATCTATAAGAAAAAATGGTACATGAAGGACGGATGTTGCAGGGTGGCAGAAGAGATTTATGATGGCAATGCCAACCTGATTGAAGAGGTAGTGCCTGATACAGAAACAAAGTTCACTTACATACCTGTTGCAATCATTATTAATGACGGCCTTAGCGGTGACCCATTTGGAATTAGCGAGGTTGAATCACTGGAAGATACCGAAAGCTGGTACAGCAAGCTGAGTAATAAGGATATAGACTCTTTGAGGAAAGGAACCGATCAGATTACCTATGCAGTGGATGCCGCCCCGAACACCACCAAGGGATTGTCCAGGGCTCCAGGATCGTTCTGGGACATTGCATCAGATCCAGCCAGTGATGGTAAAAGTGCTCAGGTCGGTACGCTGGATAATCCCATGAGTTACTCACCAGCGTTGGGTACGACCCTGCAGAGGCTAAGGGCTGATATGCATGACCAGCTGGACGTACCAGACACTTCCAATGAGGCTTTGCAGGGAATCATCACGAGCGGCAAGACCATGCAGGCAATCTACTGGGGACTGATGGTACGATGCAATGAGAAGATGCTGGATTGGGGTCCAGCATTCGAAGAGATGGCAGAGATCATACTTGAGGGTGCACAGCTGTATCCGGAGATTGCACGTCGATATGTCAGTGAACCGATTGTCAGAGGGTATGCCGTCGAGGTTGAAAACAGCTACCCCATTTTGCAGGATGAGACAGAAGAAAAGGCCTCGGACATCTTGGAGGTAAATGCGAAGGTCAGAAGCCGCAAAAGTTATATGAAGAAGTGGCTGGGACTGACGGATACAGATGTCGACGCGGAGCTGCAGCAAATCGTGATGGAGATGAGCCTGTTAGAGCAGGAGAATTTTACACCGGAGCCATTTGATGATGAAGGAGAAGAGTGATGAAACCAGAGATTATATGTGATAAGTGCAGCTTTGAATTCCTACTTGATAAACTGGAGATTGAAGAAAGCACGGTGAAGAGGTCTGGAAAGATTGAGATGTGCATCGTCCAGTATTTCAAATGTCTACAGTGCGGACAGAAATACATCGTAGTCGTATATGACGATCACCTCAATGAATTGAACAGGAAGTATGCTGCGCTGATGAAAAACCACGGCTGTATGAGCCTGACAAAATTCAAAGTGAAAGGCGAGTCATTAAAAAAGCAGATTGTTGCGGAGGAATCCATGCTGCAGCACTTATATATGAAACAACACAAAAGCGCGTTGAAGACTCTATAGGGTGATCACCGGTGACTAAAAAGAAGAAAATGCCGGAAATTGCTCTGGCCAATGCAAAGAAGGTTGCGAACTGTAAAGCCCTCCAGAAGAAAATACAGGCGCTGTATAAGAAAGTTGCTGCAGACCTTGCCAAAGAAGCGGCAAAGATTCCGAAAGACGGCAAGGTCAGTGAGAAGATAAAGAGGAATTATCTCGACCAATATGTAAAACAGTTAGAAAAGGAAATCGATAAACTTGAAGAGACTATATACAAAGAGGTGCAGGTCAGGATGGGACTTACCGCACAGGCTGTAGTTGACGCTAATATCAAATGGATGGGGAAAGCTGGTTTAAACCTTGCCGGAGCCTTTGATACGATACCTGAAGAGGTAGTAAAGAACCTTATTTACGGTAAGGTGTATAAAAAGAACTGGACATTCAGCAAAGCCCTTTGGAAAGCCGATAGCAAGATAAAGAAAGATATCCATACTATTGTTGCAGAGGGTCTGGCCAAGCAGAAACCCACCTTTGATATCGCTAAGGACCTTGAAAAATATGTGAATCCCTCGGCAAAGAAGCCTTGGGACTGGAACAAGGTTTATCCAGGCACAAGCAAGAAGGTAGACTACAGCGCACAACGCCTTGCAAGAACACTGTTGCAGCACGCTTATCAACAGACCTATAGACAGGTCATAAAGAAGAACCCTTTCGTGACCGGGGTCATCTGGCATAGCGTTTTTGCTTACGGAAGGACCTGCCAGGCATGTATGGACAGGGACGGGCAACGCTTTGACAAAGGAAAGGAGCCTTTGGATCATCCGATGGGGCTGTGTTATCTGGAGCCAGAAATCCCGCTGAGCATGGATGAGATAGTTGATCAATTGGCGGACTGGGCTCATGGAGGACATCATCCTGATATTGATGAGTATGTAAGGGATGCCTTTGGCCATAGCGGCAGATAAAACTGATTGCTAATTGGGGCGGAATGCCTTGATATAAATTTGAACCGTGTTTATGCGGATATCACGTGAACCAAGCCGCGAGGAATGCTTGGAAAAGAAGGGAGTACATAATGTTTACTGATTTGTTTAAGACAAGATTTTTACCGATGATGGAAGGCGAAGGCGGGGGCGGCACAGGAGCCATGCCACCCACAGAACCCTCGGCACCTAATGAACCGCCTGCCGAACTAAATGCAGAGCAGCCAAAATCATTTACGCAGGAAGACCTGAACCGTATCGCCGCTAATGAGAAGAGGCAGGGAATGTCTTCTATTTTGAGAACTTTAGGGTTTGAAAAAGAAGAGGACGCAAAAGCGTTTGTTGAAAAATACAAAGAGCTTGAAGACTCTAAAAAAGACGATCTGGCTAAGGCGCAGGAAACTTTAGAAACGGAGAAGAAAGCAAAAGAAGAAGCTGAAAAGAAAGCTGAACTGCTTAACAGGAAGTTCAAGGTGGTAGCAGCCGGTGTGTCTGCTGATAAGGTGGATGATATTGTAATCCTGGCAACGGCCAAGATGATGGATGGGAAGACTTTTGAAGATGTATTGGAGGATCTAAAAAAGGCTTACCCTTCTTTTTTTGAAACTGATTCAAGCAACACCGGATTGGGAACAGGGACAGGCGGAAATCCGCCAAGAGGCAGAAACGGAGGAAGTAGCGCTGGAAGCATCGGAAAGCGTCTCGCTGAGCAGAAAAAAACAGGCACTTCACAGAAGAAAAGTTATTTTTCGAATTAAGTACAGGAGGAAAAGAAAATGGCAAATAAAATTAAGACCACTACCGGAACAGCAAAAAAGCAGATATTATTCGCTACGCAGCCATCTATGACTGTCGGTGCAGTCATGTCTGCAGCTGGTGCTATTGCGGTAGGAAACAGAAAAATTCAAAAGGCAGGCACCCCGGTAACGGGTGATCTGACGGCCAGGACTACGGCGTTCACAAAATCTACTGCCGGAACAGATGCAGTGGGCGTCCTGCTCCATGACGTTGACGTCACTTCAGGTGATGAGAATGCAACGATACTCATCTTTGGTTTTGTTGATCTGAACAAGGTTGAAGAGGATGCCGCTGCACTCATCACTGCAGAAACAAAGACAGCCCTTACCGGCAAAGTTACATTCTTAAAGTAAGAGACAGGAGGAAAACACAATGACTATATTTGATTTAGTTACAGCCCCGGAGCTTACGGCATACTGGGAGACGTTGAATCAGGATCGTGCACCTTATCTGGGAGAGACACTGTTCCCGAACCAGAAAAAGCTCGGTCTTGACTTAAAATGGCTGAAAGGCTCAAAAGGATTGCCAGTCGTACTGAAGCTTTCCGCTTTTGACGCACAGGCAGTTCCAAGAGAAAGAATCGGCTTCGAGAAAGTGTCCGCGGAAATGCCGTTCTTCAAGGAGTCCTTATACATCGACGAAGAATTGAGGCAGGAGTTGAACAAGGTGCTCGAGTCAGGGAACCAGGCGTACATCGACTCTGTAATCAACAGAATATTTGATGATGAAGGCACGTTGATTGATGCTGCAGCAGTAGCAAGAGAGCGCATGAGAATGATGCTGTTGACCACGGGAACCATCGTGATGGAATCTAACGGCCAGGCCTATACCTATGATTATGGCCTTGCCGAAGCCCAGAAGCCAACGGCGGCAAAATCCTGGTCTGATCCATCTACAGATATCATCAGTGATATCAGGGCTTGGCAGGATGAGAGAGAGGATGCAACAGGCGTAAGGCCGACCAGGGCTGTCATGAGCAGAAAGACTTTCGGATACATCTTGAAAAACGCACAGATTAGAAATGCGGTCTGGGGCAGGGAGAATAACGCACCGATTAATGATGCCAAAGCCAAGCAGTATCTTCTTGATGAACTTGGTCTCGACGCAGTGGTCTACTCCAAGAGATACAAGGATGAAACCGGAAAGTCACAGGCATTTGTACCAGACGATACCTTCGTGCTGTTCCCTGCGGGTGATTTAGGTAATACATGGTTTGGTACGACACCGGAAGAGTCTGATCTGATGGCTTCTTCTACCGTAAATAACATAGCCATTATTGATACAGGGGTAGCTGTAACGACGATGAAGAAAGCGGATCCAGTCAACGTGGAGACCAAGGTCACACAGATTGCCCTTCCATCTTTTGAAACTGCAGATCAGATTGTTATTGCTGACATTATTGCAGCTTAATAGGGGGAGTATCATGCTGATTAAAAAAGGCAAGGTTATCCTAAACGTAACCAAGGGGGCATTTGATGCCCTCTTTAAGGCTGATGGATGGGAAATGACTGATGGAGCAAGCGACGAGGCCGAGTTGCACAACGGTACAATCTTTATGTCTGCAGGTGTTCCGGCAGAGCAGACGGCCGAGGCTCATAAAGAGATACCGTCATCAGTGCCAGAAGAGCAGATAGAACTGCAGGATGGTGAAGATGCAGATTATGAAATTCCCCTTTCGGAAATGAAAGTGGACGAATTGGCTGCCTATGCAGCAGAGCGGAGCATTGAGCTTAAAGGCGCGACAAAGAAAGCCGATATCATCAAAGAAATCAAGGCGGCTATGGAGGAAGAATGATGAAAGCTACAAGTGATAGTTTGGAAAAACTGAAACGTGCTCTGCGCGAAGAAACCATGCCCTTATTATCCGATGAGGAACTTCAGGATCTTATAGAATCTTCAGAGTCCCTGGATGAGGCAATCTATAAAGGGGCTGTCATCAAGTCTGAAAATACGACACTCCAGGTAAGCGGTCTGAGTACAGCAGATACTTCCACGTATTTTCTGCGGATAGCGGCTTTGCACAGGCCAAGCAACACAGGGATATTGAGAGGTGATTAGAAATGTTTGCTAACACTGCAGCCCTGCACAGATTGCTACAGGCGATTAATTGGCAGGGGTCGGTTTACAGCTTCCAGAAACCGGGAGTTAATGTCTACGGTGAGAAGACTGACGATATTGACAGGAAAGTGATGATTCGTGGGTTGTTCCATAACGGTTCATCAGAACATGTAAAACTCACAGTATCCGATGGAGGAACGGTCATAGAGAAGAACACCCCATATATCATGACTGCCTGGGTCAATGCGGAAAGGTTGCAGCTTGATGACCAGGTCATCATCAATGGCAGAGCTTTCAAAGTCACGGGGCGGACAAACATCGGAGAGTACAACATCGTAGGGGAAATATCCTTGGAGGTGATCTTGTGAGTGGTTTCAGTCTGAACACGAGCAGTCTCACCCGGGGACTGGAACGTATGCAGAACAAATCTGATGCGGCCATCAGAGCGTTCGCCGAAACGGGAGGGCTGAAGATGCAATCCTACGCTCAGCAGAATGCAAAATGGACAGACCGTAGCGGCGCTGCGAGACAGCGGTTTAAAAGTGGCGTGGAAAGACGAGAAAGCGGTTACTGGATTCGTCTGTCTTATGGAGTCGACTATGGCATCTGGCTTGAACTTGCGCACGAGAAGAAATACGCCATTCTTCCGGATACCATAAGGGCCGTAGGACAGGAAGAAATTATGCCGGCCTTTGAGCGGTTTATTGAGAGGTTATAGATATGAAGCAGAATTCAAGATGGAACGATATCTTCATGCACTTAAAGGAGTGTGGCTATGATGTGTACTCACCAGGCAATAAAGAGGGCGAATGCAAGAAGCCATATATCGTCGTCAAAGATGCAGGCTCGTCAAAAACGCCTTCTATGTCTTCGAGTATTGCCCTTTTCGATATTCTGCTGTACATGCCTAGGAATCAGTATAGCAGGTTAGAACCTTTCGTAAAAGGGGTTGAAGAGGTTATGGATGGTCTTTGGCCTATGATAAGGCCTGCCCACTTTAGGACCACTGCTTTTTACGATGATAGCGTCAAGGCGTGGATGGTCAGCATCCAATACAAGAATTATCAAAAGAATAAGAGACCTTAGAGAAGGAGGTACAGACTATGGCAGTAAAAAGAGGTACAGAGATACCTACAATAGATGTGGCTTTGGTCACAATCCAGTCAGCTGATGGCACAGGGGACGAGATTGCTCTCGATACGGCTTCGACCATTGAAGTTGAACCACAGATTGAAGAGGCAGATGCGACGCAGTTGATTATAAAAGGCATTTTAAAGGCACAAAAGCCTGCAACTTCAACGCTGACAGGCAATCAGATTACGTTGACGGATAACGTATTCACACCAGAACTTGTGAAAAAGCTACAGGGAGGCACGATTTATTATTGGACCACGGCGGAGAAAACCACAAAGGAAACAGATCCTACGGAATTTGGCATCGCAGGGTATGATCCGCCAGCTGTAGGCTCCAACGACAAGGGAGAGGTCTGCACATTGAATGCATATTCAGCACAATACGATGCAAGTGGTCAGATAGTACAGTTTGAAAAAATTAAGTATCCGAACTGTACAGGGACGCCCATCGCCTTTGGATCTGAAGACGATACGTTCAGAGCACCGGAATACATAATCAATAGCGCAGCGAAGAAAGGGGAGCCGCCGTATTCTATTGAGTATGTGCAGACTCTGCCCGCAATACAGGAATAACAGGAGGAAACCATGTCAGAAGCCAGAGAAATAAATAAGCAGCTAGAAGTAACACCCATTACTACACTGAAAGAATACGCAAAAGGGGAGCTTGTGGAGTTTCCGCCTTTTGCAGAAGGGCAGTCCTTTGTTGCCAGGGTGAAGCGGCCGTCTATGATGGTGCTTATGAAGACAGGAAAGATCCCAAACTCCTTGATGATGACGGCAAATGCTTTGTTCACAGGTGATAATTCAAAGTCAGCAATGGATGAGGACTTTTACAGAGAAGTGCTGGGCGTCATCGAAGTGATTGCGGAGGCATCCCTTGTTGAACCATCCTGGAAGGAGCTTCAGGACGAAGGGATTGAACTCACAGATGATCAATACACGTTCCTGTTTAATTATACCCAAAAGGGGATCAAAGCCCTTGAACCCTTTCGTGGGGAGCAGCCGGGTACTGGAAATAATTAATATTGCACAGATGTATAAGTGCAGGCCAAGTGCTTTGGTAGGGCTGGAAGAACCCTATGAAGCCTTCTGCTTTGATGAGGCCTGTGCTTTTATTTTTGCTCAAATGGACAAAGGCGAACAGCCAAGATTTAAGAAAAAGTACAAGTCTTTCAAGGATATGTACAAGGGCCTGGAGTAAGGAAGGAGGTAATGCTGTATGAGCGTAGATGTTGGCAGAGCAGTCGGTTATTTGGAACTTGACACATCAAAATTTAAAAGCGGGTTCACATCCGCTATGTCTGATATGCAGGTATTTAATGATCGTACTGCCACGACAAACGATAAGCTTACAGGATTGTCTTCTGCTATGGGTTCTGTTGGAAGTTCCCTTACCAAAGGTTTAACGGTACCTATAGTTGGTGCGGGAGCTGCCATGATAAAAACCACGGCAGACTTTGAAGCTGGGATGAGCGAAGTCAGTGCTATATCTGGCGCCACAGGGAAAGATTTAGATGCATTGACTGCCAAGGCCAAGGAGATGGGCGCCAAGACCAAATTCAGTGCATCAGAATCTGCGGAAGCTTTGAAGTACATGGCTATGGCTGGCTGGGACACCCAAAAGATGCTTGATGGCCTGCCGGGAGTCATGAACCTTGCAGCAGCTTCAGGAGAAAATCTTGGCACGGTATCCGATATCGTAACTGATGCATTAACTGCCTTTGGAATGAAAGCTGAAGAGGCAGGACATTTTGCTGACGTGCTTGCTAAAGCATCGTCAAAATCTAACACCAATGTAGGCATGATGGGAGAGACCTTTAAGTATGTCGCTCCGGTTGCGGGTGCACTGGGGTATTCGGCGGAGGATACTGCCATAGCAATCGGCTTGATGGCGAACTCAGGGATTAAAGCGTCACAGGCGGGTACGTCTCTGAGACAAATCATTATGGGACTTCAAGGCACAGTAGAACTGACTGGAGATGCCTTCGGAAAGTACGTGGTAGAGACAGAGAATGCTGATGGATCCATGAGAAGTTTCAAGGAAATCCTGGATGACTTAAGAGACGGGTTTTCCGGGATGACAGAGGCAGAGAAAGCAGCAAATGCTGAAGCGATCGCTGGCAAAGTTGGCATGTCTGGCTTATTGGCAATTGTAAATGCAACAGGTAAAGACTATGCGACTCTGACAAAAGAAATATATAATGCTGACGGAGCTGCCCAACAGATGGCAGACACTATGAACGATAATCTGAATGGGCAGTTGACCATTTTGGGCTCGACTATAGAGGGTATCGCTATCCAGTTTGGTGAGATCATGCTCCCATACATAAAATCTATGGTGCAGGGATTGCAGAATTTTGCTACATGGTTGACAAATACCAGTGACAGCGCAAAGCAGATTGTTGTTGTCATAGCAACGGTTTTAGCAGCTCTCGGACCGTTATTACTCATAGGTTCAAAACTAATATCGGGCTTTTTAAGCATCAAAATGCTTTTAGCAACAACAGGTACAACCTTAGCCGCTTTAACTGGTCCATTAGCGATTGTCATTGCGGCGGTTGCGGCTTTTGCTTTAGCTTGGACTACGAACTTTGCTGGTATACGGGATACCGTAAGTAACGTAATGGGTACCATCTTTAATACGATGAAGACTATATTAGGTACAATTAAATCTGCTTGGGATAATAACTGGGGAGGAATACAAGACAAGGTTAAGCTTGTATTTGAAGTAATCGAAACCGTTATTAGAACCGTATTAGGGGTTATAGAGGGCTTAATACAAGTATTCTCAGGCGTTATTACGGGAGATTGGACGAAGGTTTGGGAAGGCGTTAAAAAAGTGTTTACGTCAATTTGGGAAGGTATAAAGAGTGCTCTTAAATCCTTTTTGAAATACATAGTAAACAGGATTATTGACTTAGCAGCCACTCTATATGTAAAAGCTAAGAATGCTATGAATCGTCTTTGGGACGGATTCAAAGAGATTTGGGCTAGTGTAAAAGAATGGACTATAGCATTCATCAATGACCCTATTGGAACCTTAACTAAACTAGGCTCTAAGCTATTCAATAAGGGCAAAGAGGTTATTAACAAGCTTTGGAATGGTCTAAAAAGTGCTTGGAAATCTGTTGCAGATTGGTTTACAGGTATAGTTGATTGGGTTTCAAATATTTGGGAAGGAATCAAGAAGAAATTTAACGATGCCGTAGAAACAAAGGAAAAAACCACCAAACTCAATGAAGGTGGGAGTAAGAGTGGAAAGTCCGTAGAAGGGTTTGCAAAAGGTCTGCCATATGTTCCGTATGACGGTTTCCCCGCCATCTTGCATAAAGGAGAAAGGGTACTGACTGCTAAGGAAGCAAATGCTTATAATAAAGGTGGTAATACAGGAGCAGGAACTTATGAATTCAACTTTTACAGTCCGCAGGAACTCAGCCCGGCAGAACAGGCCAGACAGTTCAAAAAGACAATGAATCAGATTCTATTCAATATGTAAGGGGTGATGTCGTGGAAGAATACAGAAGGATAAAACTTATCAGTGGAACCGGTCAGACAGTCGAGATTGCTGAAGATGCAGATGATTACTGCTTGGATCAGGACGGACTTGATCTGGGAGAGGCTGCGGGAACCCACAATATGACTCAGTTTATTGACCTGATTGGAAAGCATTGGGATTCAACAGTGCTTAATCCAAGGGATGTATCCATTATCGGGTGGATTATCGGACCGGATCTGGCTACGATTAGGAAGCGCAAGGTGGTTCTTGATAAGGCGATAAACCCTATGTATGACGTGAAATTGGAATATGGAGATTATGCCTTGGATTTCAGACCGGATTCTTCAGTGCAATTCAGCCCGAACTGGGAAGAGAATAATGGGTATATGGCAAAGTTCCAAATACAGGGCACTGCTCCGATGCCGCTATTCAGACTTAAGGATTACAATACCTTCAGGCAGAATGTAGAGAAAACCAGTATTTTTCATTTTCCTCTGGTTATCCCGAAAGATACAGGTGTGAAGTTTGGATATTATCCTCTTGAGAGTATCCGAAATATGCCTAATGAGGGGGATGTTGCATCAGGATTAGAGTTTACAATAAAAGCTAATGTAGACACTCCTAATCCAACAATAGTGAATGAAACAACAGGGGCATCAATAGCTTTTGACTACACTTTGGAAGCAGGAGATACACTGATAATCAACACGGAGTTGGGTAATCAATATGTCACACTATTACAAGGCAGTCAGAAAACTAACGCAATGAAGTATCTAACACTTGAAAGTGATATAGACATGACTTTAGCCTTAGGATTTAACAAGATTATAGTTTATTCAGATGGACATGAAGCTAATGTAGACATACAGGCAAAATTTTCGCCTAGATTTTTGGAGGTGGATGGACGATGAGACTGAATATAATTGACCCCAATACTTTAGACCTTATAGGAGTATTGACACAATATGAAAGTGTTCAATGGCTGTCAACATTCAATACAAATGAAGGTAGCTTTCAAATAAATTGCAGTACAGACTACATAGATTTATTACAAATAAATACCTATATTGAAAATACTGAAGAATTGTACCACATAGGAGTAATCAAAAAAGTTCAAGTCATTAGTTCAAATCAAAAAACCTCTCTGCAGATAAATGGGGTTATGTTAGAAAAAGACCTTTTTTCAAAAAGGGTTGTAAAAGCCTGGATTGTGTACCAGGATATAAATTTGACTATGGCTTTGGAGAGCATAATAGCTTTGTGCATAACAGAACCGCCTGAACCATCAAGAGTTGTACCCAATATTGGAGAGATAATAATTCCCAAAGACGAGGATATACCTGACATACAAAAAACTGATTATTCCACCAACTTTCCAAATCTGGAAGACGAAATATTCAACTTGTTACAGAGCCTCAATATAGGGGTAAAGGCAAGAATTAACAGGAAAACTAAGAAAATCGACATTGAATTTTATACAGGAAGAGATTATACCTTTGGAAGTGATGATGCGGTAGTATTCAGCCCTGAGCGTGGAACTGTTTTAGAGACAGACTATACAATAGACTCCTCTCAAAACATAACAGATATTGTACTTATAGGAGAAGATAATTTAATACTACAAGCTAATAGAGAACGCAAAGAAGATGAATTAATGATTGAAAAGTCTATAGATGTGTCTAGTGAGTGCCCTTGGCCAACTTACAGAGTAGAAAAGCCTGAAGAGGATGGAGGACAATACTTTAGATATAAAAAATACTCTCCCCCGCCTGGATTTATCACAAATAGGGATGTATGGGAGAAATATGCTGTAGATAGAATAGAAACCACAGAAACCTTATATAAAGAAGTAGTTAGCGAGACAGAAAAGCCAATAGATATAGAGGATTTATTTACGCATGCAGAAGTTATACCAACAACTAGAGTAAATCCTTTTAATGGAACAATACTCAGTACACCTGTTCCTGTGAGTTCAGCACTTGCTGCTGTTAATAGAAATGTTTCAATAGATAAGAAATTGCCTATTGGATTGCTTATAGGGGGTGGGGTGAAAAAAGCATCAGCTAAGACAATGAGTATAAGTAGGAATACTGAAGAGGCAATATTTATAGATGACCCTAATGCTGTAAAACCCCCAAACTACTCAAAACCTGCTTTTAGGTCTTTAAAAGCTACCTCCAAAAAAACAACAAATCACTTAGGAGTGGTAAAAGGCAAGGAAAATGTGTTAAGCGTAGTTGGTGACAGAGGGCTAGGGAATACAATAAGACCTCCAACTAGAGTCCCGATTGGAAATCGTTTAGAGGGTACACTAGACAACTTAGGAGATTTATTGTTGACTCAAAGAGAGGTTACTATGGAACCTTATGAAGTTACAACAGTAACCTATGAAACAAAAGACTTTTTAGACTATGTGTATGTAAATATTGGCGACCCTCCCAGCGATGCTACAAAGGTTATTCAAGGGTCAGTTGCATCAGAAGATGTGATGTACTATGAAAATTTTGAAGAAGTAAGAGTTACAGAGTCTCAATACAGAGAGACTTTGATGAAAAAGGCTCAAAATTATCTTAGGACTTTTGTATTAAGTCAAAATGTGTCTGTAACTCCCTACTATCTGAGTAATGTTGAGTATGATAAAGCTTATACTTTAGGAGACATAGTGACAGCAAGAAATTCAAAATTAGGTTATACAGTTGACCTTAGAGTTACTCAGGCTACTAAAACATGGGATAGCAAAGGATACACCTTAAATATAACATTAGGGGAGTCCATTCCTACCCTTACACACAGGATTCGGTTAATAGCTAAAGGAGGTGCTTAATATGGCTGAAAAAATCTATGGAATACCCTTTGATGCAAATGAAATGATTTTGCCTGATGGAACTCCAGGATATGATAATGTGCTTTATGCACAAGACCTTGCAGATTGGTTAAAAACCTACTTTAAAAATGGTGTTTTAGTACCAGGTGGAGCTTTAATATCAACAGAACTGCAAGTAACTAAGGTAGATGATACTACTGTAAGGATTAACTCAGGGAATATTGTAATTAACGGTAGAACAGGGTTTAATAAAAACCGAATCAATCTTACAGTAGATAAAGCAATCCCAAACAATGAGCGTTGGGATAGGGCCATTGTTGAACTTAACTTAGATAGTACAGTTAACAGTTTTAGATTCTTAATACTTCGAGGCACTTTATCTGAAACTCCAGTTGCTACAGACCTTGTAAGAGATGATAAGGTATATCAGATGAGCCTTGCAACAATAAAAGTCAGTGAGACCGGTGTGCATGAGATTGTGGATGATAGGACAAATGAGGGCTTATGTGGTATATCGCAAGTCTTAATAGGAGTCAGACCTCCTTTGCCAGTGACTGGGGATAGTGCAGACAACATAAGTTATGATAATTCTATATCAGGGTTATCAGCAACTACAGTTCAAACTGCTATAGATGATTTAGTTACTCCTGTTAATACTTACATACTGTCTGCTGGTGATAAATGGATAGAGGATACAGCCTCCAGTTCTTTTAAGCAAGACATATCTGTTGTATGGGCAACTTCAAAGTCACAAGCTATTGTTGACGTTGTTCCATCAAAAAGGAGCGATACTATTTTATGGGGGAGCATTTGGAAAGTTGAAACTAGTGCTGGAAAGGTTACATTTTACTCTAGTGAGAGATTGACTTCATCACTCACAATTAAAATCAAGGAGGTGATTTAGATGTCAGATGCTTTTGTGGTAAGAAAAGGTGGGGCTGGTAGTGCTATTAAAAATGCAAAACTTACAAGTGGATATGCTTTAGAAAAAGATTTAGACCCAAATTTATTTGTAGACTATGCATATGCAAAACCTGAAGAAAGGCTATTTACGGCAATACCTTACACTTCTAATACTAATCCAAATGAGTTTCAAATACAAAACTATGTTTTGGATGCTGAAAGAACCCTTTTTATATATTGCAACTTTACTGGAGATAAAAATACATCATATCCATATGCTGTAATAATTAAGAAAGGCTCAAATGGGTCTGTAACTGTAGGTACGCCAATTCAACTTGGAGATGTCTCTATAGATTATAGAGTAGGAGTTTATTTATACCCTTATGGAGATAATGAAGATTTTATTGTCACTTATGGCGGAAGTGCAGGCAATAAACCATATAAACAAAGGGTATTAAGGGTTGAAGGTATGCTTATATCATTAGGAGAAGTTTTAGAACATACCGATTATACAGCTGCTTACATGATTGGATATGAAAACTTTCACATGGATTTTATCAATTCAAATGTGTTTATCACAATTCGTTCAGGTATGGAAGGCAGCACAACAAATATTTATGCAGAACTTATGAGGGTAGATGATATGACTATATCCTTTATTACTGTTAAAAGTGATAACGGTACAGTTCAAAGAGTTATAACTAGACTAACATACAGTGCTAACAGCTACGGTCAACACGCTTATGCACAAATAAGTGCTAGATATTACATGATTATGTTTACCCATCAAGGAGGTTATCCTTGTATCGTACTTGGAGTAATGGTTAATGAAGATTTGAATGCTATTGAGGTAAGTGATGAATTAACTATATCCAACGGAGAATCAAGTACTGAATATTATCGCTCACTAATACCAATAGGAAATAGAAAAATTATTGCTACTTACGCAGGTGGAGCGTCTTCTTCAGCGTATTTTTTAAAGGCAACCCTACTAGAAATAAACCTTTTAACAATTAAAAAAGGACTAACTATACAATTAACGTCTGAAGCCTATGCCAATCCAATTGAAAACAACAGATACCCTATTGTTAAAAAGTTGTCAGAACATGATTTTGCTTTGATAGCTTCAACCAGTACTTATCCAGTAGCAACTTTTGCGTTTACTTATATAGAGCCTGAGTTTTTTGCTTCCTGGTCGGTTGGCCCATATATGTTTAATAACTCATTTTTTGAACGTCCCAGTATTGCAAGAGACTATAAGCTAGGTTTTACTTCTCCCTATACATCTTTGTTTACTCAATTAAGAGGGCGTATAGACTTAAATGACTATACTATAGTAATACCAAGTACAGCTTCTTTTTATCCTAATGGCTCAAACACAGGTAGCGTAGATTCCATGCTAATTTATGGACTTACAACAATATCGTATGACCCTGTAAAAAAGAGTGTTTCAGCCACTAACGTAGCTTTAAATCCAATTAAGGGTTATACGCAATCACTTTCAAATCAGATAACAATTACAGAAGGTACAGATAAAGATATCAAAGAGATGATTATAGTGTATGGTTTAAAAACTCTGCCAGGTACAACTGGTGCTGATAGAGCTTTAACTTATTACCATTCAAATTTAAATGAAGAGTCTTTAAAAACACCTTTTTTTAAAGACTCCTTAGATACCTCACTCATAGAAGGGGTTACAAAAACTTTATTGTCTAAAAATATAAAAGGTAAAGTTTACACTTTATAGAACACGAAAGGAGAAATTATGGTAGTTATTACAAGCAAACAAGAAAACAAGGTATTTGGATTTGGAAATCAACTGGAGTATTTACCAAACGGTTATCCAGTCATAGTAGATAAAGGGGTTGGTTTTGCTTTATCTGATATTAATATCTATGAAGATGTACAATCGGTACCTGAAGAGGTAGTCATAGGAAAATACCTATACACCCCAAAAGAAGGATTTTATATTGACCCTAATTATACTGAACCAGACCAAAATCCTTGGGGATTACCACCAGAACTTGTAGATGAGATTCAAACAGACTATCGAGAAAAGTTAGCAAAGGAGGTATCAGAAAATGGCTATAACGCATAAGGGTTTAGTTGCAATGTTAACCACGGCTAGACCATCTCTATCAGATGAGTATGCACTTCAAACAATAGATATGTTTCCGTATTGGGAGAACTATATTGGTGTACCGATTACACAGGCTATGGTGGATAAAGGTTATGACCGATATCAATATAATGGTGAATTATATAAGATAGTGCAACCACATACTCCGCAAACGGATTGGACACCTGATACTCAAAAAGCCCTTTGGACTAAGGTGAGTCTTGAAGAATGGCCTGAATGGGTGCCGCCGACAGGGGCGCAGGATGCGTATGATACTGGTGCTAAAGTAACCTACAAGGGGGAAAAATATATCTCACAGATAGATGGGAATACCACAGAGCCAGGAACAGATGTACGATGGTGGATAGAAGCGTAGAGCTTCTTTTTTTATTGGTAAAGACACCCGTACTGAGCGACATCCAAGGCTGACACCGGATGCCTCCTACCCATTCTGAGGTGTCTTTAACTAAATGATATCAAAGACAAGACGGTCTTGTCAAGAAAGCGAGGGAAAGATGAAAGATTTAATTTGCACGGCAACAGGAATCATAGGGAGCCTTGTTGTGGGATTCTTTGGAGGTTGGACAAGCGGAATGGTGACACTGGTGATATTTATGGCAATCGATTACTTTTCAGGGCTTGTAGTAGCAGGCGTATTCAATCGGTCAAAAAAATCTGCCTCTGGAGGATTGGAATCAAAAGCAGGCTGGAAGGGACTGTGTCGCAAGGTCATGACACTCTTGTTCGTGGGTATTGCATATCGCATCGACCTAGCACTCAACACTACATATATTCAAGATGCGGTAATCATCGGCTTTATGGCGAACGAGCTGATCAGTATCGTGGAGAACGCAGGTCTGATGGGTCTGCCGCTGCCATCAATGATTAACAAGGCAATAGACGTATTGACGCAGAAAAGCAAAGGAGGTACCGAATAATGGAATTGCTCAGCAAAAAGAAGAGACAGGGATATCTAACAGCGGCAGGGTATTATAAGGGCAACATAGACGGTATACTGGGACCGCAATCCCGGGCGGCGATTCTCGCTATGAAGAGGGACTTCTACCCAAAGAAATGGTGGAATACGAAATACACCATTGGCTTCAATCGCCTTCTAGTCAATGACAACAGGATTCGCAGAAACACGAAGAATTTCTCTTTGAAGGGGGACGGGCTCTTGCTATGTGAGTGTGGAGGGAGGTATTGTGGCGGTGCCCCTGTCCTATTTAACGAACAGCTACTGAAAAACCTGCAGAAGGTTCGTGACAGGTTCGGTCCAGTCACAATCACCAGCGGACTGCGGTGCAAGGGGTACAACAAATCCCTGGCAGGCTCAATCTCTACAAGCCTGCATACCAAGGGCAAGGCAATTGACTTGTATATACCAGGCGTGACGGATACGAAGGCGGGGCGTCAGAAGGTGGTTAAATTCTGGTATACGCTGCCAAAAGCGAACTACGCGTATTCAGATACGCCTAATATGGGCAATGCTGTCCATGTGGACGTGAAATGATTTAGGCTAGGACGATTATTCGTCCTGGCCAGTTTTATTATAGAGGAGATCCACGGATTCTACTATCCAATAGAAAAGCATTGCGGCAATAACTGGTTGAATAAATTAACAAAAAATGTTGACAAATTTGACTGATGGCGTTACAATATAAATATGATATTGAAATCATGCTTAAAGGAGGAAGGAAAACCATGACGGAACTTGGTAAAATCTTAAAAATAATTCGAATAAAACGAGGAGAAATTCTTAAAACCATGTCCGAAAATTTGGGTGTTACAGCTTCATATTTGTCAGCGGTAGAAAATGGAAAGCGGCCAATGCCTAGTGAATGGCTTGAAAAGCTTGAAAAAGAATACTCGTTAGACGCAGAAACTATGGTCAATCTTCAAAATGCAGCAGACAAGTTAGTAAAGAGCATTAAGCTAGATATTAATAAAGCATCCAATGAAAAGCGAGATGCGGCGCTTGTATTTGCACGTTCATTTGACAGTATGGATGAGAAAACCGCAAATGATATTAAAAAAATGTTGCTAAAAGGAGAGTGATGTAATTTAATGGACGGATACAGAGTGACACCCATGAGCAGAAAATTAATAAGAGATAAAGCTTTTCAATGGAGAAAGACTTATGGTATGGAGAGGACTCTTTATTTGCCCATACCGTCAATCTTTGAAATCCTCCCTATCATATATCCAGAGCTAAAAACTCTGATAGATCCAGATGACAGTTTTTCAAGAGGATATTACGCAGAAACGGATATAAGTCGAAAAATTATTAGGTTGAGTGAAAGTACTTACAATAGGGCATGTAACGGGGATGGATTTTCAAGAATGACGGTAATGCATGAGGTTGGACATTATGAGTTTTTAGTGAATCAATCCATAAAATGTGCTAGACGAGTCGAACAAGATGATTTGAAGCCTTATGAAGACCCAGAATGGCAGGCAAAATGTTTTGCTGGTGAAATAATGATTCCTAAACATTTGGTAGAGAATATGACACCAGAGGAAATCTCAATAAACTGTGGGGTTTCATTAACTGCAGCTTTTTACCAATATAATATTTACAAAAAAGAAAAAAGACAGGATAAAATCCCATCTTTTTAGATGTTTACATAGATTACTCGTTAGCTAGTTGCTGCAACAATTAGCAATGGACACATGACCCGCATGGTCCAGACTCTATTCATACAATACAGTATATCACTATTGATGTTCTATTTCAAGAGTTTTGTTTCGGGTCAGAGGGGAAAAGGGCTTTAAATATGACAGAATTCCATGAAGACGGAAGTGGAAGAAAACCTATAAGATATATCTATAGGGCATCCAAAACTGTCAATGGTGTAAAATATTACGCTAAAGATTATGGGCTTAGAGGATTTCCAATTCCAATCTACGAATAAACTGAAATATATTTAGGAAAGTTATTTTCAAAACTCGAGGAGATAAAAATGGCCAAGACAAAAAGTAGCACTAAAGGTCTGCAGCAAAAGAAAATTGTTGTTGTATCTGGATATAAAAAGTCAGACGGTACAAAAGTAAGACCACACCGCAGATCAACACCAAATTAAATGAAACAATTATAATGCCAGGACGATTATTCGTCCTGGCTTTTTTTGTTTTTTGAAATCCTTTCATACTCCCTAATCACCATCTCTTCCATCCACGGCGCTGGCTTACGCTCTCCATTTTCCCATCCTTGCTGTGTGCGTGTAGGGATGCCTAATAAATCCTTAACCTGCTGTTGTGTAAGGCCGAAATGCTTTCGAGCTTCTTTTATCCTATTTTCCATTCTTCCGACTCCTTAGGACTTCGATCCCAACCATGACGAGTTTCACAATTCCCATTGCTATCAAAGCCAGGGCAAGGTAATATAAAATATCTTTCATGACATTTGACATATGAATGATTTTATTGTATCTTATTTGTAGGAACCAGGGGGCTTGCGCCCCCCTCTGATTAGATTATGTATTTGGCTATAATCGCAACCAGTGTTCCGATTGTTAGGTCTACCAAAGCTTGTATCGTTAGCAGTTTGATGTCAACTTTGGTGGACTTTTTCTTTTTTCTTTTACTCATTCATATGTTTTCCTCCTTTCCTTATCTTTAATTATATTATACGCTCATTGAGCGTATTTGTCAAGGGGTTAGCTGAAAAAAGTAGACATTTTTGAAAAATATAACAACTTTAAAAGCCAGGGTGGAATGAACCTAACCTCTAAAATTTAGACTTAAATTCTAATGGCTAGGTGGCTGATTCATCGTTTCCTGGCTTATTTTTAATTCGTAGTATTAAGCAATATCATAGGGTGCTAATCTTTTTTGACATGGAATTTAACAATATCATTTGGAGCACAATCTAATAAATTGCAAAGTTTCTCTAAGGTTAGAAGCGTAATGTTGCCATTCTTTTTTAATTTATCTAATGTTTTATTATCGATACCGCCTTTAATCAGCTGATATTGTGTAATTTTTTTTCGTTGCATTGTTTCCCATAAAGGACTAAAGTCAATAATCTTTCTCACCACCTATATATAAATAACAATCTTATTATATTGTGACTCCTTAAGAAAAAATATTGTGATTATCGCCACAATGAACTATAATATAGTGAAAATAGACACTATATCGGTACAGAATAGGAGCCTTTGAAATTATGAAAGAAAATATGCGTGAATTGATTGAAGTCCCTGATTTTTATAATGAACCAACTGAGGGAGGTAAAGATGCATTACTCAATCTTATGAGGACACTGAATGCGTTAAGTTATGAAGAGTTAGATGCAATAGGTGGAGAAATCGAAATGACTGAAGATATGTTCGAACATTGTCTTCTTGCTTGCATCAATACTGATAATTTTCGTTTATTTGAAGATATTTGGAGTGACTTTCCTGATTTAAACGCTGTGATAGCATTGAAGGTTTATGAAACTTTAGACGGTAGTGAAATGCTAAAGTTTGGAGATATAAAAAATAAGTTTATTAATACTGTGCTGCAGCGGATCAAAGAATTGAGTGAAGAGGGCTTTTGTCTAAAACCTTGA